ATCCATTTGATGGGACTGCTTCAGATGTACTAGCTGGAGATCCAGTTTTTCTATCTGACGATTCGCCCCGTCTAAACGGATATTAGTATCGTCCAGTAGTTTAATTTTACTATCTAGCGCTTTAGACAGCGAATTAGCCTTAGCCTCAGCTTCTTGATACCTTTCGGTATTACCATTTAACATGGCTTCTGCTTTGCTCTGGAAGATGCCGAGCCCTTCTAGCCTGCCTTTCGACAAGTCATCAAAACTATATAATGAAGCCACCGGTGGGTTTGTACCGACCGATACTCCGATATACAGCCCTGGCGTAGCTTGTGGATCGTCAGCTACTGGCACTTCAGTAGCACGACCACCAATGTTTACGTAGAAGGGTTTCTGTGTTTTACGCGGATCGATTACATATGCACAGTAACTGATCGAGCATCGCGGATTGCTACGATGCAGTTGGTCCAGGGCCTCGGTAAGACTCGACTCGGGGACGTTGAGTGGAGCCCTATCGATATTGCCACGACCACTGTACATGGTGAAGCCAAACATCTCACTGTGGATCGCACCGTGCTCATCAGCCAGGTGTGCTCCCAAGTGTACTACGAAATTAGCAGAGCTAGGAAAATCTTGATAGAAGTCTACGTTGTCACGCAGGGTCTTCACTTTAGCTGCCATTTCTTCCAACACTGCCCGATCAAACTTGGTCAGTGCTTGTGAAGGATCTACTTGGATTTCTTTAACCTTGAAGTTTTGGAAGGACACTCGAACGTATTGTTCTTTGTTATATGTCGCTTCTGCGCTCTTTGGGATGATGTATCGCAGACCACCTTTGTGGGCTACAACCAAATCGAAAGAAGTACTGTTATTTACGACTTCACGTTCAAGCTTGAAAGTTGCCATTCCAAACCACCATTAATAGTTGCACTGTCCTGATAATTTAGGTCTGAAATATTCCAACAAAAATGAAAATGCAAAAAAAAAGAAGTAATACCACCCCTAGCCCCGCAAAGGGCTAGGGGTGGTATTAGTGAAGCTTATACCCTAAGGCTACGGCCCCATCCTGAACTAGGGAGCCTTATTGCACGAATGCTTTAAGTACTCCATAGTCCGTGTCCGGGATGAGGCTTAAGGGTTTTTTGCTTCGATCGCCTCAACAACTTTGTCCAGGCCAGCTTCCAGGCCGAGGATCTCGACTTTCTGTTTCGCCAGCTTGGTCAGCAGACCTTCGTCACCCAGGAACTTGGCAGCGTCGGTGATCTTCAGCGAGCCGATGATCGGGTTCAGCGCCCAGTGCTTGTAGGTAGGCATGGTCATGACCACACCGTAGTCTTGCTGCTCACGAGTCACGTTACCTTGAACAACGATGTTCTCTTTCGAGACCACAACGCCGACACCGCCCAGAGGGTTGATGAAGTCGCTGGTGGAGTTGTTCTTGGTGACGATCAGGATCTCGCCGATCTGGCTGTCGAAGTTGGTTTCGATAGCGGTCATGTTGACCATCGAGCCCAGGGTACGAGCATCACCAGTCTTCATCAGGAAGCGACGCAGGTTCTGGTGAACGATGATGTTCCACTCAGGAGCAGTGGTGCCACCGTATTCAGCGATCGCAGCGATACCGGACTTGGTGACCAGCGCCGAGGTGATGTCGGACAGTTCGTTGGTGAACACGGCCGATACAGCTTCGAAGATGCCGGTGCTGTCTTGAACCGAGACCACGTCTTCCAGGGTGATGGTACGGTTGACGGCCGAAGCAGTCACGTAGTGCATACCTGGCAGAACGTTGGAACCCTGGTTGTTCGACACAACTGGGTGACCGTCGATCGAGGTGATGTACTTCAGGTGTTCGTGAGCCATGTCGAAGGCTTTCTTCGAGCACTGGTTGTTGATCACCACCGACATCTGCTGGATGGCGTAGTCCAGGGAGTCCTGGTTCACGTCGTCTTTGGAGATCGGGTACTTCACGGAGACCGGCGAACCACGGTGTACCGACAGGTGCTTGTCAGCGTCGAACACTTCGATGCGGTAGCCGAAGTTACCACGGTTCAGGTTGTTGACGTTGGCCGAGGTCTTGACACCGGTGACCGAACCTTTGGTCAGCAGCTTGAACAGGGCTTTCTCATCTTCGCTGGCGCGGCCGCGATCGATGACGTTGCCGGAGGCGATGTGGCGCAGAGCGGAGATGGTCAGTTGACCACCGTTCAGGCGCATCACGTTCTTCTGGCGTTGGAAGTTGCCGTTCATCGACACGTCGAGCAGCGGCTGGTAGCCAGCAGCTTTGATGTCAGCGAACAGGGTCTCGCCGACCAGGTTGCCTTCTTTGTCCAGCAGGGTGAAACCGTTGTGCTGGTTCAGCAGCATGCCCAGCTGACGGTCATCGGAACCCTGGCCGTTGGTGGTCGGGTTGAAGGTGTTGTTCGACATTGCTTTGGTGTTCACGAAGAACACTTTCTCAACGCCGCCGATGGTGGCAGTCAGTTGCAGCGCTTCGACGGTGATCGAGTTGGACTCGATTTCGTCGGTGCTGGTCCAGGCGCGCTGGCCAGGAGCCTGGCAAAGACCCAGGTAGTTCGGGATCACCGAAGGAACCTTGAGGTAGTTGGTCAGGTGGTTTTCACGACCGTAGGCATCGGCTTCCATGTAGGTAGCTGGCCATGGGGTCATGGTGGCTTTGTCGACGAACAGCTCGAGGGTGTCGTCGTCAGCGTCTTCCGGGAACACCGGGTGGATGGACAGGACGTCGTCCTTGTACATGTCACCGGTACGCAGCAGGCCGAAGATCGGCTTCAGGTCGGAAGCTTGCTGCCAGGCGCTGTTGCCGTAGGCGTAGGTACCCAGGCCGGCCGCACGGACTTTCAGCAGAGCGCCTTCGTCTTCGTAGCGAACGGTGATGGTGCTGAACAGGGCCTCGGCTGCAGGGGTCTGCAGGTGGCTCTGGGCGTTCAGGGTCATGTTGGCGGCTTTGATGTCGACTTCCGAACCGCGGAAGTTCTGCATCGAGAAGCCTTCCAGACCACCTACGGTGCTGTAGTAGTCTTCGGTCTTGGCGACGATGTCGACCAGCTCACCACGTGGGATGGCTTCGGAACGAGCCATGGCGCTTTGGAAAGCGGCATAGGTCTTGTCGGTCAGCTTGTCTTTCAGCGCGCTTTGCAGGCTGGCGCTTTCGTTGCCCTGCACTTGGGACAGGCCGAAGTTGCTGGAGAAGTCGTTGAAAGCTTCGTTACCTTGTACCGCTTGGAAACCGTTGGTAGCAACGGCTTGTCGGATCATGTGAAAGAGGTTGCCCTCGTTCTTCAGACCAGTTTTGATCGCTTTATAGGCCATGGAAGGAATTCCTTGCAGACGTAGGACAAACAAACAAATGCATTTGTTGTGTATTTGGTGCTACACATACAATGTATTTATTTAATTAGGGGTTTTGGATACCAAGTAGCTTGTAAACCACTGCCAGAGAGAACTCTCCGGTGCGCGGTTCTGGGATAGCGCCGAAATGACTTTCCATGTAGCCCTTGCAGTGGGTAATCATCTCGAGCAAAGCACCAGAGAAACACGTAGCCTCTGCACAGACCCAGCCCGGCAAAGGTTTGTCGTCTTCCTCTGGGTGTAACGCCAACACCAGGACGTTCTGCCCAGCATTGATATAAGAGAAACAACGAGTACCGTGGATCACTTCGGATAAGTTACTACCGTCGACACTATTAAATGCCTCGCGTAGCATACCACCTTCGTAATCCTTGGAGAACAACATATCAGGTTCGAGCATGGGCACACCCATCTCTTGAGCCGCCTGATATTGGAACTTGAAGAACTGGGCAAGCTCAGGCCACATCAACTTTTGATGATATGTCTCAATTGCTACCAGTTCCCTCAAAGGAATTGACATCCGATCCAGCAGTCGTACGAACTGGCTGGGCAGATAAAATACATGAACCGAAGGCCCATTAGGGGTCCTGAGAATCATACTTGCACTCCTAGGAGTTAGTCTGAATGAATGACTTACTGGTGTTGGTCAAACTGTTGTCGGCAATTTACCAAGCCAAGAAAATTAAAGATGTCAATTTGCTTAAGGAGCTGGAGGAGTTGATGGACGAACTCCCGCCACCTCCACCAGAAGTCTTTGTTCAGAACAAAGATATCCGAGAGAGTATCAAAAGCACAATTGCGTGGCTGTTTGACGAGCCAGATGATGAACCGATCATAAAATCAGTATTGTTACAACGTGTGCGGATGTTCTCTGGTATTACCGAGGATATCAAGCTCAGTATTGAAGACGGTTTAGAAGACTTTGACGACGAGCAAATGACTCGTAAGGTAATCTACAAACAGATTACTGATATACGTCTTAGTTTGGAAGACAAGGGTTTTGCTGAGAAATGGAAGCGCGCTACTAAGCAGTACTTCTTTAAAGACATTAGCGAGATCACCAAAGAAGACTGGGTTAACCTGTCGGATATCATCAACGACCGGATGGCTACGCTATATGAGGAGAAGCAGTCAGAGGTTATTTGTGAGGTCAGTACTGCAGACCCTACTAGCTTCCATGCGACCATCGATCTGGCTAAGAAGGAAAACTCCAACGAGGGTATCCTCAAGTCTGGTATCCAGGCACTGAACTTGGCACTCAGTCCTGATGGTGGTTTCCGTCGTAGTAAGTTCTATCTACTCAACGCATTGACCAACCGTGGTAAGTCGTTGACTGTGGCGCACCTTACTGCATCGGTAGGTCTGTACAACAAACCACAGCTGCGTAATAAGGCTAAGATCCCAACGATCCTCCTGGAGTCGGCAGAAGACACCATGGACCTTATTATCCAGCGTATGTACAAGCTGGCTATTACTGCTACCACCGACAACGAACCAGATTTCAACCTGGCTGAGAACGACGATATCGTTGAAGCTATCTGCAGCTGCTTCAAACAGAACGGTTGGGTACTGGTCATCAAGGTTATCGATTCGAGCAAAGACACCGCTGCTGCTATGTTCGATCGTGTACGTCGCATGGAGCTCAAAGGCCACGAAATCATTTTCTACGCCTACGACTACGCTGCGCTGCAGAACTACGACAAGCTCCCGGGTGAAACCAAGTCGGATAAACTCCAACTGCACTTCCGGAAGATTCGTGCGTTTATCATTGCTCGTGGTATTTGCTTCATTACTCCGCACCAGCTTAGCCCCGATGCTAAGAAACGTTTGCAGGAGTCGGATGAAGAGTCTGAGGTTTACTTCGCCAGAGAAGTCGCGGGTAAGTCTTATACTGAAACATCCACCAAGATTACCAACGAAGTCGATGTGGAGATTACCTTCCATGTGGCCAAGACTTCGTTCAAAGCTTACTGGACGTTCTCCATCGGTAAGCAGCGCGGTGAAGGTTGCCTTCCCGAGCATCGGTTTGCCATCTACGATATCCATCCCGTGCATGGGTTGAAGCACGATATCAATGGCAAGCCACAGTTCAGACGTAGTTTGCAGACACGACTAAACGAACTAGGCGAGATTGAAGCCGATATCGACTCTATTTGAGCGCATAAGCAAACATAACCCTATACCCCTGGCCCTACTAGGGCCAGGGGTATAGTAAGGCTTATTTCGCAAATTTGGAGCTTAGCCCAAATAGCCTGGCTTGAATGCCGCAGACCCCAAGTACTTAGATGGGTTATCTTTGGCTATTTGCACGACATCAAGGCTACCTAAAGCCGTGGTGTAGTTACCCCAAGATTCCGCCATTTGCGCTACCAGAGCTTTTTGCTTGGCGTCAATGGTGTCCATGAGTTCTTCTGTGGTGCCTACGCCTCTAACGTAGTGCAAGAGCTCACCGATAACGAAGTCCTTCCATCGTGCCGCAGACTCTGGCGCTAGTTTATCAGTAACGCCCAGTAAAGCAATAACACCCCCGTTGATGCCATCAGGATGCTTATCCAGTTGACGAACGCCAATTAATTTCTCCATTTCATCACAGAACCCACGACGACGGTCAAGTGCTTCAACAATGCTGTTTGTTGCTGCCGCAAATCCCTTAGCAAAGAAACCAGGTTGCAGTTGGGTGGCAACACCGTCTTCGATCTTTTCGATATAACCTTTCATGTAAATACCCTTTAAATGATGATGTCGTACGTAGGGTACTATAGTACCCTACTACTCCGCTTAGCCTATACTCAAAAATAACCCAACCATCCCCACCCGCTTTCGCAGACAGTTCTCATTAAGTGTATAAACTAATACACTCAGTTAAGAAACAACGGTTTCCTCTGGTCGGATTAACAGCACCAGGGTAGAGTGTTCCCGGAAGGTTGGTTCTAGTGCTTCGGTATCCATCTGGTACTCTGTCCGTAGAGCACCGATACTACCCTCCTGGTAGACCAAGTGTTCTGGTCCACTCATGTAGTAGTAGCGCACAGGCATTGCTGGGTCAATCATTTCCCAGTTCGAGTTATGCCACGGGATAGTCGTGGTGTTAATATCACTCAAGGCGTTGTCGCTTAGGTGCTTACAAAGGTTACCCGTAGGCAGGAACTCTGTAGGAATCCATTCCTCACCAGACATACGAGCTTTGGTACGGTATTCCGACAAGGAGTCCTGACTGGTAGTTACCGCCACACCCTTGTTGTAGTACCGACCGGTTTCACCCATAGCTGCGTCAGATGTGATAATCCGTTTACCCACACCTTTGTTCTGACGCTTAACGTCGGAGTTGTCACTGTTGATCGCTTCACCTGTAGCAAAGATAGTCACGGACTTATCGTCAGCAATCCAGGTGTTGTGCAACGTAGGGAATACGTTCTGCGGCAAACGGTAGATGTTCAATACCCGTCTAGCTTTCTCGTAACGGCCGTCACGGTACAGTGGGTAGATGCGCCACAGTCCTTTACGGTAGTACATCCCTAGCCCGGTATTGTAGATACCGTATTCCTCATGCTGTTGGAGGAACTGCCCCAGGTCAATCAACCTGGTACCGAAAGGAATGACAATGTGCTTGAACACCCGGTCGTTGTCGATAGGCTGCTCAATGTCCACCCCTTTCCACGCATCTGGTCCAGTTAAGCCCAAAGACTCACCGGCTTCACACAGCTTGTCATGCAGTGCGTTGTCCAGCGTAGACATCAACAAGATATCTTGTGCTGGCAGGTTGCGCAGTTTACCCATACCGGTCTCGTACAGCTGGAACGAGATCGTGATAATGTTAGTTTCGTCCTTACCACCCAAGTTAGCCTGGGCGGTGTGGCTACCTTCCATCTCTGGGTTATCTGCGTCGATCGGTGTTGCACGGAACCGATACATTGTCTGGTTTACGCCTGTACGCTCGCAGACCTCGATGATCAGATCCTCTTTATACGGCAGGATATTGTTCTGGTACACACCCGGTTGGATCTGTACGCGAATAGTGCAGTCGTCACCCCGTCCCGATACAAAAGAACACATCCTTGCGAACCCGTTGGGGATCAGTAATGGAATCTGTTCCACCGGGGTGATAGCCATGGCGGTCATATTGAACTTACGTTCGTTACGCTGAGTAGCCTCAACGTACTGGACGTACTCAATAAGGTTTTGTAAGGAACGGGGTGCTTCCATGATTAACCTTCTCTAAATATCCAGTCAGGGTTTGCCACCATTTGGGGCTGTTGGGCAAACAATGTATCAAACGGCACAACTGGTTGCAGTAGTTGTTGTTGCTGTACGGCCAGCTCTGGGTTGAATGGAGCTGGGTTGTACATTGGGGCAGCGGGACCTTCGTAGCTGTGGCTACTAGTGCCCATAAGCTCGTCCAGAGGGCTGTAGAAGCTGATGCCATCCTTACTGCCATGGATCACCTGCTCAACCATAGAAGACATCCCAAACAGCGCGCGGAAGCCTGCTAGGCCAGCACCTTCCAGTTGGGTGTCTTGTTCATACTGCTTGCGCTCTTTCTCACGTTTGACAAACGGCTTGATGCGTTTGTATACGTTGAACAACAAGTAAGCCAGTGACTCGAGTTCCCGTAACTCAGCAAACGTGGGAGCTTTAAAGTCTGGGGCATTCTTAATGATCTCGCACCACAGTGCGATATACTCAGTCAACCCTTCGTAGACTTCAATCACTGATTTGTTGTAGCGTTCGAACACGATATCCTCAGCCGACTGGAAGTTCTCCATGTACATGAGGATCTGCGGGATTTTCATTACCCGCATGCCTTTCTCGGAATAGAAGTCGTGGTCGTTAGCAAACCCTTCCTGGGTGTACGTAGGACGTGTACGGATTTGGTCCAGAGTCATCATTTTCTCTGGAGCGATGTGTACTCGGTAGCCTCGGTGCTGCACAATGTTGTAAAGACTAATCAAACGCTTCCTTACAAAATCATACCGCGCGTATGTCATCATGATGGAACTCCGAATTTCCGACTGACTTGGATCAGTAGAATCAAAATAGCACCATGATAGAGTTGTTCCTTAGGAGTGAGCTTGAAATACTCATCCTTGCAGTACGCCAGCAACTCTTTACGTGGCACGATCTTTTGTTTGAGGATCTTGTAAACCAGCTTTTCAAACACAGTCTCTGGTTCACCGTTGTAGAAAGCTTCCCCGAACACATAGCTACCGATTTTGGATTGAGGGCTAGGACGCAGGATAGGGTAACCATCCATGTTGTAATAGACCTTGTACTGTTTGTACTCCTCCGGGTCGGTACAGATGAAATACGTGAACTTACTGGAACGCAAGTTACCGTACAGACGGCTGTTAACCAGGCGGTCTACACCGATCATGGCTGCGCCCTTAGGGCACTGCGACAACAGGTTGAAATCACCACGCAGGATTACGTCCCAGATGTTGATTGTCCCATGCATACCGAAGTCACGACCACCGTACTGTGTAGACAGTTGTCCAATCACAGGATACATGACACGCATATCTGGTTCGATCACTGCGGAGAGGAACTTAACCAGGTACTGGTCGTAAACGTAACCACCCAGGACTTCAGTGTCCCCACTGGTGTTGTACGCAATGGTCCGTTCTGGGTTCCACCAGAATTTGGTCATGATCCACTGGCCAATGGTAGTCCGCCACTGGAACAGTTGCGCTTCGGTGTCGAAGTCATCTTCACTGAGTAGGCCCACACCGCCACTAAGAGCCGAATCAATCGAGTAGACCAACTCCTGTTGTACCCGACGCTCTAACTCATCAGCCCAGTCTTTCTGCAAGATACCAACCATCTGGAAGGTAATACGGTAGGCTTTGTTGGCAGTGAAGTTCGGGAGTTCGGGTTGTTCGGTGAGCTGGAACAAACCAGCACGACCGTCCATGATCTCAGCAATGAACACGTCTCCACGGATAGGAGGCAACCCAAAGCTTACCCAGCCAGTGTAGTCTACCTTAGACTCGGCTTTCTGTGGGTCAAAGCTAAACGCTCCGTCACCCTCAGACTTAACTACCAGCCTACGGATACGAGTGTACTGGTTGTACGTAGCCGCGTTGAACGGATCAAACGGTTGTGGTTCCTCGTCAGGTGCCACACGTTGACGGTAGTACTCCACCTGGAACGGGGTACCCTGCACCATGGTGATCAGTGCGGTCTCAGGCTGGTAGGTGCCTTCTACGATTCCGTGGCGGTATTGCTCGTTGTAGATCTTGGGGGTTTCTGGTTCTGGTGGGAGAATCTCACCCAACGGGGTAATATCAAACGACATCGTCCAATACCTCTAATAAGTGTGCGTTGAGACCCATCTGCATCATGTAGCGGTTAAAGTCATTAGGCGGTAACCCACGACCTTTGTTGATACCAGCACGAATGATGTGTGGGTAGGCAGCCCAAGGTTTAGGCAAGTTCCACCAGTCAAACCCTTGGAACAATGTGGGGAGGATTGCCTCGTCTTCTGGGTTCTGCATCAAGTCATCCCAGAAGCTGGGGAAATAATCACGTACGGCGTGGTCGATACAGACTACCAATCGGTACTTGTTCTTGAAGTTCACTTGGTCCTTCAAGGTGACGATCCCGGTCTCATCCATAGACAGTCGCACTGGCAGCACCTGGAGGTCTTCAGAGAACACCCGTACCCAGAAAGGCGAATGGAACTGATCGAACACCGTAGCACGTCTGCGCAGGATGTACTGCTTAACACGTTCGTTCCATTTGAAACCAGGGATCTCAAAGATGTTGCCGAGTACCTGTTCACCCATGGTGTCTTTAACGGTAAGGCGTGCTTGTACTACTGGTTGGATCCAGTCACCACCTGGCATCACCCATGGGTCGTGCGCAGGCAGTTTAAGGTAGTACGGTGCCTGATACTTACGTGTGTCAGTAAGAGCTTTACCCAAAGCCATCTCCGGGTTAACCCGGATGTTGAAACGCTGAGTGAAACCTTCTTCTGGTTTAGGAATCCAAACCTGGTCGATCTCATCCTGGTATACGTTGAGTGGGTATTCAAGTTCCCAACCCACAAACTCAGGGAAGTGGAACTTATAACCGATCTCGACTTCGTACTTACCGTAGGTGTCGGCATTACGGGTCTGGGAAACCTTAGGTTCCTTAAACTCGATACCGATCTCATCCAAACGCACAGGTACTACTAACCGTGGGTTCTTGTTGGCATCGTCAGAGATGTTCATGAACGGTACACGACGGTACTTGGAGAACCACACACCGAACTCTGGTGTGGTAGGGTCGTTCTTTACCAGGAGCTTGTGGATAGACAGGAACAATGCAATGATGGAGTTATTGAACACCATGTGTACCGTTGCACTGAAGTTCATGTCCACTACTTGCTGAGCTTGCGCCCGGTTAATACGACGACGGAACTGGTCAGCCAACTTGGAACTGTTGAAGTGGGCTACTACAGCTACGTTAACCACACGACCAGCGTACGACGGATAAACCATCATTGGCTTGGGGTCGTCATTCATCCACACTGGGCGTTCGGTCATCTCACGACGTTGGTTAGCAAAGCCAGAGTTGAATGGAGAGTCCTCGAACTCAGCCACCACAAATAGCTTGTTACGGAACATCCCGTCCGTGTACAAGTCAGTACGCACACGATCGCCATTGTTACTACCTACCAACTTGGCGATCTCATTACGGCCGTTGTAGAAGATCTCTGCGGTAGACTCCAGGTTGTAGAACCGGAGCATACGACGCAAGGAATCCATAACAGCTGGTCGAGCAAAGGACCGATAGTCCTCCTCCGACATCATGGTAGTTTTAAGAAGCATAAAGACTCCTAACAAACAACTATAACTGGAGGTCTCCCTCCAGTTATAGTAAACGGTTTATTTTGCTTTGGCTTTACCCTTACCCGCAGCTTTGGCGGCCGGGGCTGGTGCAGCAGCTGGCTCAGTAGCAGCAGGCTTGTTCTCGTCAGTCTTGACCTCAGCATCTTTGCTGAAGATTTTCGGACCAATGCCTTTAATGCACTTCTTGATACCAGCGACGTATTTCTTCTGGGCTTGCGCAGCCTTACGGACTTCAGCCACTTTCTCTTTGGCCTTAGCGATTTTGTCAGATACGTTAGACTTGGCATTGGCTACCACGTCTTTGTTATCTGCCTTAGTGCTAGCGGCTTTGGTGTTAGCGGCTTTCAGTTCATCATGGGCGGCTTTAGCAGCGTTGAGTTTCTCACCCAGCTTACCTTCTTTGGTCATCTGCTTGCTCAGCAGTGCCTGCAAGGCATCCAGTACACGACTAGCGTCAGCAGGGGTATTCAAGGTTTTAACAACCTTACCTACCGCACCAGTGGTATCGATACTGGCAGCCAAAGCAATGATACCCTTCTTAGCAGCATCGTTGATCTGGACGTTTTTGTTTTCCATCGACTGGATGGCTTTCTTGTTGTTCTCCGCTACAGTTTCAACTTCCTTAGCGACCTCCTCGGCCTCCTCAGGAGAGAACAACTCGAAGAAGCTAGCCAGGGCTTCCTTGATCCACTCGTAGGCTTTGGTACCCATCTCCTTGATGGAGTCGAGCATACCTTCCTCGTTACCCTGGTAAGCTGCCAGACGAATGTCGTTAGCGAACAGTACCCCGGCAGCATAACGCGCCGCCTCAGTACCCTCACGACCAGAAAGCAAGTCTTCCATGCCTTCCAAGACCTTGATGGGGTGGTCCATCACACAACCACATTCACAGCCCTGGTGACCACTGCACTCAACACCGGTAGTGAAATCCGGTACGTACATTGGGTACACATCGTTGTAGTCAGCTGGGGCGTATTCTTCCATCCCAGCCAACATACCGTTGTGGGCGGTAACGAACACATCTACCAGCTGGAGGATCTTGACACAGTACGACAGATTACGAGTATAGAGTTCCAAGAAGTCGGTCTCGATACCCTCGTCGAACTTTTCACGCATCGCGTCTACGAGTTGCTGTGCTTGTTCGATCCACAGGTTAACACCGGCAGTGGAGTCACGCTCAGCTACCTTGTTACCGTAGGCACAGATCAATGCAGCGATCTGGTGGGTGTCGTCTTTGGAACCGTTGGTGAAGTTGTAATGCAGTTCTACCAAGTAACGGTCCAACACCTGGTTGACTTCGAGTTCACTGGCATCGAAGTAATCGATCTCACGTTCAGCGCCATTCAAGATGCTGTGAGCGCGCTCGAGGATGTCTTCGTTGGTCCACTCAGCCCAGTTACCAAAATCGTAACCCAGTTGGTGAAGTGTGCGAATCAACACCGGATTGGATTCTTGTGTGGGGCGGTTAGGGGATACCAGCAAAATGCCGAGTAATCCCAGTTCCCTTAATGCGCGCATAGCTTATCCTTTGATTAAAGCCCCTAGGAGGGGCCTTATAAACGTTTTAGTGCGTTATCAGTACCATTTATCAAACTGATAGAGATAACACACCACAAGAGGCTTTACGGGGCTTATAACCCACGCCTGGAGTTATTTAAGATCCTTGTCCACACTTTGGTTGTACACGACACCAGTGCACCCAATAGTGGCGGCAGCGCGAATGCACTTAGCGATCAGTTCCTGGAGGAAACTCAAGTTAGCCATAGCGGTGGTAACCATCGACTTAACACCGCTAGCAACGAGTTTAGCACCAGTCGAATCTTTAACGTCTAACGAACTGGCAAACTTGATGGACTCGTTCAGACCTTTCACCACATTCGTTTCCATGTCGGTGATTTTCTTGGTAGCGTCACTAGACAACTTGTTACTAGCGCGGGCTGCTTTAAGTACAGCCAGGTTACCAGCAGCAGTAGGCTGGAACTTAAGGGTAACTCCTTTCTTGGCCTTGGTGATCTTGCCATTGGCGCGGCCGATCAGTTTACCGTTATCTGCAATATCCAGGACCACACCACCAATGAAAGGGCCGTCCTTAAACAGCTTGTTGATGGCACTGATATGCTCGGAGCGGGCTTTGTCCATGTCTTCTTTGGCATTGGACAACATGCCGTCTTTAACGTTAACGTTAATGTGGTTAACGTCGTCGATGTATTTCTGTACTTCCTTGAGGTAGGGTTCCAGTTGCTTGGTGATCACCTCGTTAACTTTAGACAGGGATTTAGTTACCCAGCCAATGTCGCTACCGGGATTACCGGAACCATCCCAAATACGGGTATAGTCTTTAGGGTAGGGAACTGGATCTTTGTCTACCCCTTTTACTTCAATGGCTTTCTCGGCTTTCTCAGTAGTACGCTCGATTTGTGCGGAGCTGTTGCCGAAGAAGCTAAAGATCCATTTGAAAAACTTCTTGATGTTTTCGATGAAGGCATTAAAGCCTTTACCGATAGTCTCGAAGAAACCTTCGTTACCATCTACCCGACGTGGTTGTACACGGGCTTCCTGGATAATGAAACGATAGAAACTTTCAGTACCAGTTACATCACCTTTGTCGTCGTATTCCTTAGAAAGCTCGTCTTCATCTTTCTCTGGGAGCTCTGGTTCTTTGGTCTGGGACTGTTCCCAGACTTCCATTACGGTTGGTGTGTTCACAAAGCGTAACGGAGCTACGTATTCAGACATGTTTGTTATCCTGTTAATTGGACGATAGCGACCTATAGCATTTAAGCGAAAATGCAAAAAAAGAAATATAATAACCTACCAGCCCCGAAGGACTGGTAGGTTACCATTAAGGGTTAAGCCGAAGCTTATTCCTTGCCGAAGCCCAGGTGAGCAGCAACGGCGTCCAGGGTGGCGCCAGCGACGTTGACAGTGTCACGCTCGCCAACAGCGGTCAGCTTGGCAGCCAGGGCGAAGACAGCCTTAACGATGGCCACTTTACCGTTGACTTCCGAGGACTTGTCGCCGTCAGCAGCTTTGACGTTGTTCAGCTTGCCGATGATCTGGTCGCGGGTGGTGTTGGTGAACTGGCCTTTCAGCTTGTTCTCGCGGATCGCGGCGATCTTGGCCTTGACGCTGTCCAGAGCGGAGATCAGGCCAGACTTGTCAGCCTTGGCAGCAACTTCGCCCGAGGACAGTTTCTTGGCTTCTGGAGCTTTGCCAACAGACAGGGAAACCGAACGGATGGCCGAAGCGGCGTCGTTCAGGGATTCCATGGTAGGCTCGCTGAAGGAAGCGACCAGACGAACACCGGCCGACTGCGAGACCAGCAGGTCTTTGGAACCTTGCTTCTTGGCGTTGTACTTGCCGAAGGCAGTGGCGTCGGCTTTCAGGCCGGATACCAGGGTGCCGTAGGCAGACTTCACGCCGCCCAGCTCGATGCCATCAACTTTGCCAGCTTCTGCTACCAGAGCAGCGATACCGGCGTCGGTACCGGCGGTGGTGCCTTTGTTGCGCTTGGAGACGCCACCCAGACCAGCCGAGGCGTAGTCGATGTAGACGTTCCAGCCGCCCAGCTTGATTTTCTTCTTGATGGCAGCGCCATCGTTGATGCGCTTGCGCAGTTGCTCGGCGCGACGCTGCAGACCATCAGCCTTCGAAACGATGGAGACGAAGAAGTTGATGATGGTGTTGAAGATGTGCTTGATGAAGTTGACGGCTTTGGTACCCCAGTTCTTCAGGGTTTCGCCGATAGCTTCGATACCAGCACGGGCCATCAGGTTGGCGTTGGCGATGTCGCCCATCGATTCGGCGCCGACACGCTCACCGGTGAACTCGCAACCCAGCTTGGCGGCAGTGCGCAGAGCACGGTTGTAGGTGTTGGTGAAGCTGATCGAGTTGAAGTTGCCGGAGTTCAGCATCGACTCCATGCCTTCTACAGCTTCTTCCAGCTCTTCAACCGCTTCTTCGGTGGCTTCGACGTGGTCGGCCAGCTTTTCGATTTCAGCGGTTTGCTCTTCGATGACCGCGGTCAGTTCGGCGATCTCGGTCGCTACTTGCGCCTCGGCCACGTCACCGACGACTTCGGAGTGCTGGCCTTCTTCGTTCAGGCCCAGTTCTTCGGCGCCCATGTAATTCAGGAGAGGATCCATGTTGTTACCCTTTTTCGTTAACGAAGGAAAAGTGTGTTTGGAAACGTTTCACACAAAGACACCCAGCACACCATGAATGTACCGGTCAGTATAGCTGATCACCCGAGGAGTGAATCCGCTATAAAATGCGAGAGCATCTGAATCACCACCTAATAAACGTTCAACGTCTTTCAGGGCGCTCTTACTTACCTTGTCCAAATTACCTAAGCTAGGCTCTACGGCTTTCACCATGTCGCCCCAGGATTTGATGAAACCCAGATAACTTTCAAAGTTCGCTTTAAAGCGTTTGTGCATACCATTGACTTTATCGAGTCTAACGAGCAAAGAGCTTACATCAGACTTCGACATTTCAACAGTCGCTGGTGACCCAGCTGTAGTGTCCCCGTTCATAAGATATTTAGTATTCGATTCATCGAACACCATTACCTTACCGCCAGGCAGCTTATCGGAGCTGTACTCACTACCACTGTGGTGGCTAAAGTTAAGCACCGGGTACTTCAAGGCGTTGTGTTTATCTATGATCTCGTACAGGTCTTCGGTGGTATGTGCATTACGCAACCCACGCAGTACGCCCATACGTGCATCCAAATGGTCCAGGACTGCCTTGGCGTGCTTGTCCACTAACTCCAGGGTATGGAGCAGTGTGTCCAGGTCTTTACTTATGTCCTCGTGGTCGCCGCCACTAGTGATAAGGTTGAGCTTATCCTTAGTGATCTTGACCTCATGAGCATCAGACCGTGAGAACTGTTGGAGGACCTTGCGGATCAACACATCGTTATCAGCGAAAGCCTTAGACAACAAGTTACCAGCTCCACCTAGTACGTTGGCAAAGGCACTAACGGTTTTACCGCCTACCCAACCAACAGTAGTAAGTAGACCACCACCCAAACTACCCATGCCATTTACCAGGGTCCCCAATACTTCTGTCAGAGCCTCATTACCGGTTACTGCTTCGTGGACAGCCACGTGTAGCTTTTGCAGACCGTTATTGAACTCTAGCAGCTCCAAATGGGTTTCCATGCCCTGGATGTAAAGTTGCTTTAACTCACTCATGTAACCTCCTAGTCGGAAAGGTTAGCGGTGATGGAAGTGTTGCAGATTTCGATGAGTCCGTTGAACACCAGGACCAGGTAGTTGTTTACCGCCGCACGGTTAGTGAGCAGGTCTACTTGGTTCTTACGTACCAGCGAGGCAAATGCGGTCTGTACCTTGTCTTTCATTTCGTCAGACATCGGCGACTCGTAGATACCCCGCATGACGTCGTTGAACTCCGAGTCATCCACTTTGTAGCGGTCGATCAGGTCAGCAGCTTTACGCCAGCTAGCCAAAGTACCGCGCAGGGATTTGACCAGACTGCGAATAGTGTCACTCGACAGGGTCTTGATCTCGGTGCCGATTTTCGGGTATTCAACTGGAGAACTGTTGAAGAACTCCACGCCATCCAGGTCGATCAATGCATGGACGTAGCCCACCACCTGTTCCACGTTAGTGGGGTTGGTGTTCTTACGCTCATTACGCTTGTCCAAGAAGTAAGCACCACCCATCAACTCGACGGACTGCTTAGCCACCACGTTACCAGTGGTGAACTCCTTATTGGGATACGAGCACTCTTTGAAGCGATTCGACGGCACAGCTTTAGGCAGCAAGAGGAAACGCTGCACAGCCTGGTCATCGTTGTCGTCAGCAAAGCCACCGAAATAGCGCACAGTGTTGTTCAACGCCGTGTTGCTAGCCAGGTAGTAGTTGTTGCTCAGCGCATTGATAGTCGCATTCAGCTTGGTGACACTACCGATCCAGTCCTCGTTTACCTTACCGCCAATCTTGAACAGATTGAACAGACGGGTACCCAGGAGGATGGTGTCAGTACCAGCCTTGAACGTACCGGCGGACTCGACGTCTTTTTCCAGCAGGTCCAGCAAAGCATTCAGGGAGTCTACCGACTGAGTAAACAGCAGGTAAGACTCCTGGAAGCCAATACTGATGTGCGCAGTGATTTCCTTAGCCTTACGGTAGAAGTCACCCAGGAACGATTCACAGCCCTGTATACGTGTTTTACGGAATACCGCTGGCGACAGACTGCGACCGAGGCATTCGAAGCCCTGGACGTCTCCCAGATCGTCTGCGGGGATGTCTACATCGGACCGGGTAAGCTGGTTGTCGATTTGCTTGGCCAGGGTAAGGTTAATACCGTGGTCATTCAACGACACCAATACCTTCTTGGCTACTGTTACTCGGTCTTTGTCCCCATCCAGCTTTTCTTGCAGCTGCTGGAGTTGGGCAGTGTCCTTGGCTTTCTCTACTAACTCAGCAGATTTAACCGTGGAGATCACCGCCATTTCAGCAGCTAGTTGCAGATCACTGTTCGACATAGTAGGTACCTCCGCCCAAGAGCAGGAAGATCCTGGCTACTTCCAAGGTACCGACACCTGCCATCAAGCGGTAGAGATCGAAGTGGTATAGCTGCAGGCCTTGCTTGATCAGTGGGTCAATCGAGCTGCCGCCGTGACTGGTGGTAACGTAAACAGCATCGTGGTAATGGTTGGCATTACGCAGCCGTTCTTCGTGCATGGTGATCGCTGTACGCAGAGACATGTGCCCGATCTTACCGTTGAGGTAGTTCAAGATATCCCGCACCAGGCTAGACAGCGGACCTTCAGCGTTAACACGCATCCAGTCAGCAAAGTCATCACCAGTCAGACGACGTACCGCGCGAATAACTTCGATCGCAGTGTAGCCTTTCAGCAGCACGTTGAAATCGACGTAAGCGTCACGACGCAAGGCCACGAAATTACGGAAGAGACCTGTGGCTTCCGCATCTGTAACCTGGTCGTTGAAGAACCCGTTGGTTCCCATACGGAAGCTGGTCATCAGTCGTAACTCCGGATGATTTGCTCGATGGCGTGTTCGTTCTTGATGATTTTCTCTTGATAGATCTCAATGGTGCGATCGATCTGAGGATCATTGGTGCCATCACGCCGGTTGATAGCCTGGGAGATTTTCATGGCGTGCTGTTGGTTCTTAGCACGCATGTTGTCGATCCGAGCCAGGTTGATGTTTTTCATACCCAGGCCGATCCAGAACAGTGGGTTCAGGTTGTGGATACCAAAACCTTTACCGACCATATCGGTGGCACTCTTACCGGTGGTGGACTCGAGCACGTCGATCGACACTTCGGAGATCTCTGCGTCTGGAACTTTCTCCAGGGTGGAGATCATCATCTTGCTGCCTTTCAGGAGCTCGACGGTGAAGTGCTTGTAGAACTCCTGGGTACCGTTCAACCATTTCTGGTCGTGGCCACTCAGGTACTTGGCTGGGTCTACCTTGTTCAGCTGAATGGTCAGCAGGACATCGAGGATCTTGCTGGTATACTCACCCCAGAAATAGAAGTGTTCTACCAGGTTGAGGATGTTAGCCTGTTTGAGGGTAACCAGCTTGCCATCCCACACCTTGGTGTTGTAATGACGAACCATTTTCTCAACCGCCATCACCCCGATCTTGATAGCCGACAGACCGAACTCCAGGTTGTGCAGGAACGATGCACCACGGAAGCCCTTGTCCTGGGTGTAACGGTGGATAGCCTTGGTCAGGTACCACTCGTCGGCGATACCGTTGATCACGCCATCCATGTTGTTGGCTTTGAGCTGGTCGATGTTGCCGAGCAGATCGTTTACGCTTACGCTGATAGCGGCCAGCAGACCGTACAGTTCCGACTCGGTGAAGGTTTTCACCTTACCAGTGTAAGACAGAATATCCATTACATACCCCCGTTCAGCAGCTTGACGAGATCAGCGAAGCTGCTCGAGCCCATATCTTTTTTGCTCTTCAGCGCGATGTCCTTACGGGTGTAAACCTCAGGACGCGACTGACCGTGCGTGTAGAAAGTGAAAATGCCGCGGTCTTCGTTGCACACCACGATGGTGTTGGCTTTGACAGCCTTGAAGATTTCATTACGCGAGTTCGCATCGGAGAACCGGCGACCAATGGACAGTTCCAGTTGGTTGGCAGTGTCCTGCGAGAAAATGAACGAGTTGGCCAACGAGTTAACCGAGATCACACCGGTACGCACGGCTTCCATACGGTTGCCTGCTTCGTTTTTCATGGCCTCGCGGTAATACCCGGACATGTCCTCGTTCTTGATCTTGAAGCGCTCTTTGATAATGTCCTTACCAGAGAGCAGATCAGGAATGGTGATTTCCTTGGTTTCTACCATGGTGAAGCGACCCCAGAAGGAATCGTCATTTTTGGCAGAGGAGAAAATACGAGTCAGGTCACTGGAGTTCACCGGTACCGGGATCTGACGGAAGGTCAGTGGGAACTCGATGTCCTTACCACTAGCGGTAGGCAGGGTAGCGATTACTGTACGACCAACAGCCAGCGGAGTGTACTCACTCAGGTCGGGCATGTTCTTACCGTTGACCGAGATAGTAGGAACGAAGTTTTTCTCTTCCTCTTCCTTCTGCTCTTTGGTCTTGATATTTTTGTCGTACGCTTCGATACCGGCCAATGCCATGAGACCAGCGCGCTTAGGGTTTACCGAACCGATGAGGTTGGAAACCTTGACGCCCATGGCTACCGAAGACTCCAGCGACAGGTGGGTCAGGGTAGCGACGATGTCGCGCAGGTTAACGATCTGGATGAGATCGTTCATGTATTCTTGGTGGATGCTAGCGGCCTCAATTACCACCATAGGGGCGATAATTGCACGGTTTGCGCTCTCGTGTACCGAGCGCGTACTTACCACATTGTATGCTTGTCTGGCTTGACCAGTAGCCTCTACTACGGCCCCGATATCTTTGTTGTCGGGGTAGATTCTGGAAGCCAGGCCCAGAAACATCGATCCCAGGTTCAACGCTGCGGAGATCATTGGGTTTACCTCTATTTTTAAGAGAATCGTTTATGGCAGATAATCCAACGAGTGGTTGGTTTGACGGAACACCAGGTAACGCAAAACCTGCCAGTAATTTAACTCCACAGTCTTTCGAAGACTACATGGACTTTGCACTGCGAGAGAACGGAGGGCCTGGTTATCGGTCAGTCCTCGTTAACTTGTTGCGCGGAGCTAGGATTTTGGGCCCTGGGAACCAACAGGCCCCCATCCCCGACGACACCATAGGATTAGTCTTCATGAACCGTCCGTGCTTGAATTTATCGGACAGTAACATCGAAGAACACCCGCAATTACTGTCTTATATCAGCCCGCCACAAAACAGTCTCAACTCGTACATTAAAGGCTTGTTGGATCCTAACTGGGCTAAGGGCAACAGTGGTCTGGTGGAGTGGCTTGATCCACTTTATCCATGGATCGCTCCAGTTAGTAATTTGGTTAAAGTGTGCAGTGGCTTCCCAGACGTTAGTCTTAACGTAGCTCGTAGCACGCCAGGTATTCGTAAAGAGGTCTACCAATACGTCGACGGCATCTTAGCTGTCAACGGTGACTTCGATATGTCGTTGTCGTTCTATCCATTAAAGCATAACCTACTGGCTACTATCTTCGATGTGTGGAACCACTACATTGATGGTGTGTCTACAGGTGACACTGGGATGGAGCCTTACTCGGAAGCACTGATTCAGAACTACCGAGATTACGACTGTACTATCTTTACCGTTATCATGAATAAAAACATGCGTAACGTTGAAGGCATTTATAACAACTTCTATTGCTGGCCCAACACTTTCCCGAGTGGGGCATTCAGTGCGGTAGACCGTACCCAAGACACCTTGCGTGGCCAGGGGCAGGACGAACTCGAGATCCGGTTCCCTAGTGTTGGGTTCCGGTATAACAACCTTAAAGTAGTGGACCGGTTCAACCGTATTACTCTGGCGTTCAATCCTAACATGCGTCCCGACCTGCGGGAGCAGAACTACAAGAAGTTAGATGTGGCCGAGTACTTTGCGGGCGGTTACCATGCCTATCCATGGATCAACCCACTGAACATGGAAATGGAATACTGGAGCGCTAAATAATGCCGATCACCCAAGACCAGTTAACCGCGTTAGCGGATAACCCCGAACGTGGTATTGACATCCTGATCAACGATGTCGAGAACAACTTCTTTAACAAGCGTGTCCAGCTGAACAGCAAGACCCACCCGGCTATTCTGGCATACGACTTGATCCTCGGTACCACCCACGGTGTGCTGAACCGTATCGACGATTCGATCAGCAAGTCTTTCCCCGACCATGCGCGGAATATCTCCGAGCTGGCCAAGCACATGGGTGACGAGGAAAAGATTGGCTTGTTTGGTATGCCTAGTAGTTGCACACTGTTACTGGGTATCCAGATTGATGCCTTTAATAAGCTAGCAAAAGAAGAAACCGTAACGGTAGGGAAAATCACCAACAAGTACCGCGTGCTGTTGTTCCCGAAAGACACCGAGGTTTACTTCAACGGTATTCCTTTTGCTATCGAGAACGGTATCGAGATTCGTTTCCGTGACTCGTCAGGCTACCAGGTGGTTTACGACGAGAAGGTCCCTAACCCACAAGCGCCTGTTCAACAGAACATCTTGCAGCGGGATTTCAAGACCGAGAACGGTGTTAACTTCCTGACTATCCAAGTGCCTGCTCGTCAGTTGGCTTGTAACCCAACTGAAGGTCTGACCTCCAACGCCTCGTCTGGTTGCCGTGGGCAGATCACCTACTCCGATAACTTGTATAACGTACGTGCGTTTATCCAACGTGCCAACAGTAACGTTAAGCAAGAGATCAAGGTGGTGTTCGACCAAGACGTGTTCGACCAGAACAGCATCACGCTGGCGCTGAACATCGACACTACTAATAAGACCTTCAACTACGAGATCCCGGACGTTTACATCCAGGATGGCAGTGGTGTTGGTACTATCAGTATTTACACTTACACCACGCTGGGGGAACTGAACAAAGACTACCGCTCGATCCCATTGAAGGAAGTCAAGGTTAACTACCAAGACTACCGTTATGGTGCTGGTCGTCTGGGTGAGTACTCGGAAGGTATCCGTAACTCTGGTGCAATTGCCTGGGGTGCAATGACTCCTACCCGCGGTGGTACTACCCCTCCTCCATTCCTGGAGATCAAGCGTAGTTTCCTGTTGGGTCGTCGCCTGCGTACGTTGCCGATCACCAACAACAACCTGGAAGGTACCGTAGAAGCTTCTGGCTACAACTCGGTTAAAGTGATCGACTACCTCACTGGTCGTCAGTACTCGATTACTAAAGAGTTGCCTATCCAGGAGAACAAGAGTTTCTACAGTGCCATGTCTTGCTTTGTTGGTAGCCACTTGGCTTCGGCTAACCAACTGGTAAACAGCGGTGTGGTACTGGACAACGGTAAACGTATCACCATTCCACACAACGTGCTATTTGACGTGACCGACTACACTACACAGTTGGTAACCAGTGTGGTCAAGAACCGTTACCTGGGCCTTACCAATGAAGAACTGGTAGAGCTCATTGCTAACCGTACGTTGGTGTACACCCCGTTCTACTACGTGATGGACCTTACCAACAACCAAGCAGTGCTGCGTACTTACCACCTGGATGAACCAAAGCTTAACTACCAGACCTTTGTGTCTGAGAACGAAGCATTGGGTATCGAGGTCGGTGTAGGTTCTATTGATATCGAACACCAGGATGATGGCTACCTCATTACCCTGGTTACTCAGTCCAGTCAGTCGTACAAACAACTGGAGAACGACTCGGTCGGAATCCAGCTGTGCACGAACATCACTGACTCGATCTCGTTGGCTAGTGTGCGCGGTACATTCTTCGGGTTGAATGAGAACGACGAACGTATTTGGCAATTCAAGCTGGATACCAACTACGACGTTGATGTTAACGACGTAATCTATTTCACCAACCTGTGGATGTTTGGTCAGAAGCAGTACAGTGTAGGTACTCCACTGGATCTGAACATGTCGTTCATTTTCACAATGGATGGTGACCCTGCTAGTACTGACACGCCTAGCGACCGGAAAATCGAACAGCCAATGTTTGAAGACCTGCAGCTGGCTATCATTGAGACCTCCTACTCGGTAACCCTGGGTAAACGTTTGGGTAACCTATACAGCCGTATCCGGCCACTGGTTGGGGAGGGTCAGTACAAACGCTATGAGACCGATATCCCACAGCGTTATGAAGTCGATGAGCTTAAGCGTGACCCAGAAACTGGTAACTTGGTGTTTGACTCCCAGGGCAAAGTGATTATCCTGCATCGTGCAGGTGACATCGAATACGCCCCTAACGGACAGCCACGTCTGAAGTACCTGAAGAACGATATCGTCATGGACGAGAACGGTAACCCAGTTCCACTGGCTCCTCGTGATCTCCTATACCACTTCGACTTCATTGGTTTCGATGGTGCTTACTACTTCAGTCGTGATGATTACGACAAGGAGTTCGCCCAAGAGACCAAGGACCACTTCATCAACGTCATTAACGTCGACATGCAGTATTTCGACACACTGATGTTGGACCGCACCGGTCTGTTCTATCAACCACGTAGCAAGATCGGATCGCAGGAGGTCGTTGTTAACAGCAACTACCAGATGGCGCTCAAACAAGACCTTAGCTTCGTGTTGGTGTACTACCTCTCGGAGACTGGCTACAAGAACCAGAACCTCAAAGAGTCCTTACTGGCTGCAAGCCCACGCTTGATCAACCAGACGCTCGCTGGGGCTACTCAGATCTCGACTGCCGAGCTTACTACTATTCTGTTGGCGGATGCGCCAGAAGACGTACGTGGTCTCAAACTGTCGGCACTGGCTGGAGACTCCACGATTGACATCATCAGTAACGAAGACGCGCTTACCGGTTTCGGTGTGCGTAAAGTCTTGCGTCTTACTAGTGACCAGTTGATCTCGGTACAAGAAGCGGTAGATGTAACGTTCATGCCTCACGACGTAAACATGGTAACAATCAAATAGCAACCCCTACTACCCCTACTCCCTTGCGGGAGTAGGGGTAGGTAAGGATTACATTTCCAACACGATTTCCAGCTTGACTACGAGCTCGTTCAAATACTCAGCAAACAGCTGGGTAATGTTAAGCTCTGCCAGGTAACGGTCAGCTTCCCACTTCACACCATGCAGGCTGGTGTAGTCGTCGGTGTAATGCACGTCCTTGTTGCGACGTTCCAGGAAGCGATTATGAGCTGCTTTGAGATCGGTATCGAACTCAGTCAACATCAGGTAGTCACCGTCTTCAATACACTGAGAATTGACAATGTAGTCTTTCCAGGTAGGAGTCTCGGCTACTTCTTCAACGCTGAGCTCAAACGAGCAATACTTAACGCCTTCGATGTAAGTGAGTACGTTTTTACGGAACTCATTCACAGCATCCAGACCGATTGGGTCATTGATGTCAAATTGGTTAAGCTTGGCCAATACCACACCCACGGTGCGCTCGATATATTCGTGCGCTTCCAGTACGTACTCCACAGCGGGTTTCATATCGCCGAGCAGGTTAGCCACTGCATAAGGCGGCAGCGGTGCGTACATGATGGTGTTGGAGTTCTCGCGGGGGAAGTTAACTACTAGGCGGGCCAGTAACTTCTTGGCATCGCTAGACTCACCCCAGATGGTCTTGATAATGGTGCGAGCAATGGACATGCTTACACCACGGCCTAACTCTTCTTTGATCATGCCCATTGATTCTTGAGCTTCACGAATACGAGTGTCGGCAATACCTTTCTTGGTACTCAAGGTATCCCAGATCATGCTTTTCTCCATCCGACCTGACGGGCGAAGTTGTTGTAGGTTTCTTTGAGTTCCTTCAGGTTGGGCTCAATCACTGCATGCAGTGTACCGCTAGCCCGTTCCATGAAGGTTTTAGCATCCGCATCCTTGATAAACATCAAAGGCTGTGGACGACCCTTCTTATCCAGCAACGGCTTGTGCCCGTGTGCCTTGGCATCAGCAACTGCGGCCATCATGATGTCCAGGTCACCGATTACTCCACCCATGTAGTAAGCATAGGTACGGTTGTGCCATTCCACCAGGTTGATGATCTGCTTCTGCACCACGTTCAGCGACTGCGACACACTGTAGCAGAACTGGGTAAAGTTCCGCACTTCCATGGTCATACGCTGGTACTCAGCAGTAAGCTGGTGTTGCTTAGGCAGTTTGGTGTAACCGTAGAAACTGTTCATGTCTTCGATTTTGTCTGCATCAGACTTGTCGATCAACTCACCCAGTTCTTTCCAATTGATACCGCTGAGGTCCAACTGTTTGTCGGAGATCTCTTGGTAGCGCTTGTTGAGTGCCTGGATGTTAACGAACAGCTGCGGGATATCCTGCGGAGCCAACTGAATGGTTTGCGTGTGGATATCCTGCTTGAGCTTAGCACGGACTTTGTCAAACCCTTCGGTCAGTTCTTCGTTAGTGAAACTGACTTTGTAGAGTTCTTCGTAGACCTTACCGACTACGACAGTAATAGGCTGGACGTCCAGGCTAGCCTTGACTTCCTCGATGCCTTTAACTACACGCACGGCTTCAGGGGAATCCCCCATGCTCAGTTGCTCACCACGGCTACGGCGTGCCACAAACTGTTTGTGCTCTTCTTTCAAGGTCTTCTTGAATCGACGAGCAGCCTGGTCGGCTTTGTTGCTAGCCTGATTCAGTTTGGACACGGCATCCTTGAGCAAAGGCAGTGCGGTGTGCAGGCCCTTGATCGAGTCCATATCCTTTTCCATTTTGGATTTAAGGATGTGGAGCTGGGTAACCGGGGACTTGCCTGGAGCCATCTCGCCCAGATAAGCCTCTACGTTGTACGTAGCCGCAGGGAAGCCCAGGCCTTTGAGAGTCTCAGCAAACTGTTGTTTCAGATCATCCAAGGAGTCATCGATCTCCTTATTGATACGCGCAGACTTACGGAAACCGAAGAAGGTCTTGACGATATCTACTACCCAGTCAATAGCCATACGGATATAACGGATAACAGCTGCAACACCTTCCTTGAATTTCTCAGCTACGTAGCCAAAGAACCCTTCTGCACCGGTACGAGCGTTACGCTCCGATGGGAAAGGATCATAGCGGTTAGCACCATCGAGGTCTAACTGCTTAGCGATATCGCGGGACAACTTACCCATAGACAACTGCTCGAAGCCCTGCATCATCACAGTGCCTTCTTGCTGGTTGGTCTCTTTGAAGTATTCGTCCAGGTCGACTCGCTGTTTACCCGAACCTGGCTGATATGAATCAGTGGGGCTCGAGTTACCTACCTGCTTGTAGGAATCGATTTGTTCCCCAGCTTCATCACTCATTGCCGTGCTCCAGTTCTTTGGACAGGTACTGTACCAGTTCGTTGAAACCAGGTGCCTCGGCGACGTTCACTTCCAAGCCTTCTTCTTGCGGCCAGGTATTGAACTGCTTGGCGCAAGGCAGAGTACCCGAAGTAGCCAGGGCGCCAGCAATCAGGTTGGTACGGCTGAACACCGAGTTGTGGATGTAGGGAGCGTTAACTGGCGACACACGGTTCCAGCATTCCAGCTGCTTCCACAGCTTGGCTTTGAACGCTTCTACGTTATGACCTGGGTGGCTGTAGTTGACCATCAGCGCTGCGCGGATGTAAGCCTCGTTGAGCAGGTGGGACTGCTCCATTGGGCAGAGCACACCTTTCTCGGTCAGGAAGTTCTTGATAGGCAATACGTGGACGAGATGCGACATAGGGTTAACTCCTTATGCGAGGGTTTTGAGACGCTCAGCGAAGACCGTCATTTCGTTATTGACAAGTGCTTGAGTAAAGTGCTCGTGTTCGGACTTCTTGAAATCAGAACCTTTCAGCAACCAGCCAAGCATGCGCTTAAGGGCAGTACCCTCGTACCATGGCTTGATGGTCTTGTTGATCTCGAGGAGTTTCTCGATATCTTTGAGCAATTCGGCTTTATCGGCAGCTGGCATTTCTACTTCTTTCAGCTTGGCGATCAATTGTCGCACAGCGTCTTCGAAGCGACGATGGTTGGAGTTGTACACACCGTGGAAGCCAGGCATGAAGTACCCGATAACCGTGGCTACCAGGAAAATCAGCAAACCACCTGCTGCCAGTACACTGAGTGGGATACCAGCCAATGCCATGGTCAGTAGTGACCCGGCAAACAGCATAGCACTGATCAGGGTATAGACAATGCCGAACATCATTGCGTTCATCACAGTCATGATGCAGCCGTGGTCTACCAATGCGCCGATTGCTGCTACCACAGCTTTACCGCAACCCATACGGATGGCATAGACGTCAGCGATGACCTCACTAGACATCTCTTCTACACCGAGCGACAGTGCCCGGGAGGTATTACGTTGTGCTACCAGCTTGTTGAAGAACAACAGCATAGCAGCGTCGCTTTCATCTTGAGCGATCTCCTGGAGTTCTTGCTGCTTAGGAGCAGGTAGTTCCAGGAGCTGCGCTGTGTCTTTCAGCACAGTAATACGTTCTTCACGAGACTGACCACCACGATAGTGGTTCAGTGCAGCACGCGAGATAACGTTGTCTGCGGCCATGGTAGCCATCAACGCACAGCCACCGTAGCAGTGGCCCATCTCGTGTGTGATAGCACCGCTCAGTACTTCATGCATCGGCACTTCGTACTTTTCGATTTTATCACTAGGGAAAGTTAGCTTGAGGTTGGCGTTAATTTTCATGGTAATAGGCAAGTCCTGGAAACTACCAGTAACCCGACCAGTACGGAAATCAACACCACCTTCAAAGACTTTCTCTTTGTTCTTTACGAACCACTTGTAAAGAGTGGTTTCCGCAGGCTTGAGGAACTCGTCCAGCCCTTTGGAGTTGAGTACGTGTTTGGGAGAAAAGTAGCCGACGTTGACCGAGAGGTTGCCATCTTCCACGAGTTCTATCTTGATATTACGAAAACCAATATATTCTTTGATAATGTCTTTGATGCCTTGGTAAGCATCCTTGGACAAAACCAGTTGCCCGTTTATCATCTCTGCCAAATGGCTAGATAATTTTCTGTGAAAATCATCGCTTTGAAAATCGATGAATTCCAGACCTCCCCGTTGCATGGTCAGGAACGACATGGAAAGCATGGCTACCACCCCTATATTTTTAACTGAGTCGCTATGGATATAGCGCAAAATCGGCATAAAATGCAGGCCAAATAATGACCACTACGAATTCACCAATTGTAGCTAGAGTTTGTAAAAGTGCTGGCTATAGTCTGCATCAAAGCGACCGTAGTCAAGACTTGTTGTGTGCAAAGATCACCAACATCCACGAAGACGGTAGCCGTACCAATTCTTTCATTGCAATCAAGAACTACAAACAACCGTTCTGGATTGTAAAAGATGTACACCGTAAGTTCGAGCAACACAAGGATTACATCAAAGAAACAATGGTTCGCGAGTACCGGTCACCACGGTGCCGTATCCCGTTTGAGGTCAAGAAACAGCTTTATGGAGCGGCAGACTATAAAGCTAGTATGCGTGATGTTAAGTCTGAACAGTTTGTATTTGGTTTAGACCAGACCCCGCCAGTACACTTCAAGCGTCGGTTCTTTGAGAAATACGGGGAGATCCAAGAGAAAGAACCTTACACCTTAGCAGCGTTCGACGTCGAAGCCGACATGGATAAGCCGGACCAGCCGATTATCTGTGCTTCGGTCACCATGAAGGACAAGGCATATTTCGCTGGGGTGCGTAGCTGGTATAAAGAGGATAGTGATGAGACTATTCTTAGTAAGCTCAAAGCAGCTGAAGACAAGTACGTTAAGGAACACGTTGAGCGTCGTAAGTGCAAGATTGTTTATGAACTGTTCGACACACCTGGTCAAGTAGTAGCAGCTTGTATCGGTAAGTTCCACGAGTGGGAACCAGACTGGGTGGCTAGCTGGAACGCAGCTTACGATATGGAAGCTTGCGAGAAGGCGCTTATCAAGGAAGGGTACAACCTAGCCGATATCTACTGCGACCCACGTGTACCTAAAGAGTTCCGCTCGTACGAGTACAACCCTGGTCGTACCCACAAGGTTAAAGAGAACGGTGATCGCACACCACTCGAGCCACAAGAGAAATTCCCAAGTGTCAGATGTCAGGCTACTTGGAAGTGGGCAGATGCCATGTCGGTATACGCCATTAAACGCTTCCCGTTCGGTAAGTTGGAATCGTACTCACTGGAAGCTATTGCTACTCGTGAGGAAGTGCCTGGTAAACTGTACACCGAGGAAGGTCGTGGCTGGGGTAACGGATCGCCACAGTGGCACCGGAACATGCAGCGTCAGCAGAAGTACCTGTACTCGATCTACAACATTGCCGATAACTGGCCGATTGAAGAGATCAACGAGAAGACGTTCGACTTCACACTGTCGTTACCGATGCTGTTAAGGTACTCTGAGTACTTCAACTTTGTGTCGCAACCTACACTGATCTCGGATACCTTGTCGTTCGTGGCTAAAGAGCACGGTTATGTATGGGGTAGTACACCACCTCGTCGTGATGACTTCTTTACTTCGCGTCTGCCTACACTGGGTGACTGGATTGCTCTGCTTGACACCGAGAAAAACTCGAGTCAGGGTAGCTTCCTGTTTGCTGGTCTGGAAGACGTACAGTCTCAAGGTCGTGCTGCTACATCTGACTTGGACGTGGAGGGTGCATACCCAACTGGTACACTGACTGGTAACGTGTCTAACACTACTACCATGATGGAAGTATATCGTATCCAAGGTGCTGACTCGATGCAGCTGCGTGAGATTGCTGTTAACTACGCAAGTAGTCCAGCAGCTAACGCAATCAGTCTGGCTAACAAACTGTATGGTTTCCCACGTATCTCCGAACTCAAAGATGTGTTCGAGCGTTGCCTGGGTGAGCGCGGTATGGAAGCACAGCTGTACACGCTGCAGAATGCTAAACCGAAACCTGCTCCTGTTGTTGACGAAACCCTTAACCCAGACCTGCCAATGGCAGCATAACAGACATAACCCTACCCTAGCCCCGCTAAGGGCTAGGGTAGGGACTATGCACGCAATTAGATCGCGTAGATCTTGATCAGTGCCACGTGTGCTGCACGCAGACGCACGTTGGAGATCTCGATCAGCTTGGCTACTTTGATAGCCTGGTTCATTACCACACGCAGAGTGCCCAACAGCAACTTGAGACGCTCTTTGTCTTTACCTTCTTTGGCTTCCTTCATTTGCTTCTCAGTGTCATTGAAGATCGACTGCATCTTCGACTTCTTCTGATTGAAGGATTCACCCAGGGTTTTCATCGCATCGACGTTAGCCTGGATAGCACGGCCAAAGGCTACTACTTTGCCCACAGTGTCCAGCTCCATTGCTTTATCAAGCATGGGGATGAAGGTGCGGTCTTTGACGATAACCTTGCTTACTTCAGCTTCGATATCGATCAATACATCCACAGCAGCATGGTTGGATTGCATGAGACGATCGTTGGCTTCAGAGTACTTGCGGTTTTTCTCGTCGGTAACGATCTTGTTGAAACCGTTTTTGGCGGTAACAGCAGCTTTGATCGCCTCGGCGGCCTTGAGTTTGGCTTTCTTGTTAAGCTTGTGGATCTTTTTCAGAGCCACCTTAACAGCCGCTTTGACTTCCTGAGGTGTGCGCGCAGCACGGAGCTCATCTGCCAGGGCCTGGTCACCGTTTTCCGCTGCGACGCTAGCCATGGCACTGGCTTGCTTCTTGGCGTCCTCGTCAGACTGGGTCCCGTTCTCGGCAGCAGTAGCGTCCTTGTTCTGCTCGTCGATCTCTTTCTTGGTCTTATCCGCTTCCTCAGCGTTGTCACGACCAAAGAAGAAACCCCACACCGACTTGAACATGTCGCACAGCCATTTCCAGGCAGCAGCAAAGCCGTTGCCAATGGCAGAGAACACACCACCTTCTTCGTTACCGGCCAGCTGGCTGTGACTGATCACACCGTTGGCGAACAGCACGCCAGCAAAGTAACGCTGGTTAGCAGTAAGGCTGATGGACTCACCGCCAGCCACTGCATCCATTTGATCCACGGAGTCTTCCAGGGCATCCAACATTACGTTGACTTCTGGGAGGTCCGGTACAGCTTGTACGTAGTCCGTACTGTACTCGTCGGTGTTGTCCATGACGGTCCTTAGCGAGCCGCTACCAGTGTGTTGAAATACATGGTAACGTTTTGTTTACCGACTTCGCGGAGATCTGCAATCACGGTAGCGATATCAGTTTGCTGACGCAGCCGCGCGCGGTTGGTCCAGTTCACTGCGATCTTGGTGAGGAAGGTCACGTAATCGGTGTAACGGTTGATGGACTGCTGGGAGTAGTGTCCCTGCAGGTTTTTGAGGAAGCGCAGTGCTTCGCCGGAACGGAACAGTTCCTTGTTGTCCACAATCATGCGGATCAGGGCATCTGTAACGATCTTGAATTTCTCGAAGTCCAGGCTGGTGGACTCACCGACGGTTTCGATGAAGCTCACTTGTTCCAGACGCTGTTCTTCGATACTGGCAAAGCCCACTTCACCTTTCAGGTGGCGCAGGTGCTTCTCGATGCGACGCAGCATGATGTTGGTAACAGCGCTGCCGCCATCTGCTACCATTTCAGGGCCAGGCACGACGTTCGGTACTTCGTCCAGGCTAGCTTCGCCCTTTTCCACTTCCAGGCTTACGTCAGGACCTGGTGCTGGCTCGGTGGGTTCGGTTGGATCTGGGGTAACTGGTTGTTCGGTCACTGGGCCTACCTCGTCGATTACTGGGGGAGTCCAGTCCGGTTCTGGTTCTGGTTCGGGCTCAACTGCGTCGATCGGAGCGATCGGTTCGTCTTTGAGGATTACATCACCTTCTTTTGGAGCTGCGGTTGCTGCTGCCACAGCAGTGGCCACTGCGGTAGTAGTAGCGGTAGGAGTCTTATCTTCCTTTGCCATGTCACAAACCTCTATTTCGAAATAGAATAAGCTGTTGCTGATCAGCATAAAATACCCCCTAGCCCGTTAAGGCTAGAGGGTATTAAACACTAACGGGGTTTTACTAATCGTGGATCAAAGCCAGCTTTACGGAGATCTTCCTGTTGCTCTTTCGGTAACCCTTGTCGCTGTTCTTCTGCTTTACGACGGGCTTCTTCAGCCTTATCGCGTTTGTTGAGGCCTTTACTAACAGCCTCTAGAAACTCATCCACTACAGCAGACGGCATTTCCAGGTAGTCCTTAGGAGTCATTAACTCACCGAGTTTATGGTATCCGAAGTACTCACCTACCTGTTCCGTCGACCATGGGTGGAAGAAAGCGTTCTCAGCAGGGTTGTAGGCGATCGAGGAGTAAGGTGTACGTGTTTTAGGATCATAGCGCTCGAAGTTGATGTCTACCATCATTTTCTCATTGAGCAGCAAGGTCTCCGGTAGCATCTGTTTGACAGACTTACCCAACAGACTACGAGTGATACCTTCATGAACCGTATTAAACGTTACCTTACCCCCCGGTCCCACTTTACCTATTCGGAGAGGGCTTCTGCCCGTACGTCGTGGTTTTCCGCGGCGCTCTGAATCATCAGCAACTGGATGTGGGTAAAAAAAGCCATGATCGGATCGATCGGGGTGTAGCCCAGCTTACGCAGCTTGATGTTGTCCGGATCTTCCAGATGACCTTGATTGGTCTTGCACTTCGGACAGTCGAAGTTCTGCAGGCCGACGAAGGTCTTCGACAGGAACGGAACCTTGTTGATGATATCTCGGGTCAGCGCACGGTTGAGCCATGGGCTGTCCTTGATAACCTCCAACAGACCACCGTTGAAGTCGTTCATGTCTTTGGCATTCTGCCGATCCAGGATGTGGTCCTTGTCATCGGAGTCAGGTGCTGCCACAGCCACGAACTTCGAGATCCAGTGGATGTACTCAGTGGCACCCAGGTCGGTGTACAGCATATTGCGCTGGGTGTCGTACTCTTCCGGATCGATGATGCTGGTACGCAGTTCAGCCAGCTTAGGCGAGATCCGACCGGCGTAGTAGTCGAAGGTCATGAACGCATCGGCCAACGACGGCGAAGCCAGCTCCAGGTAAAGTGACTGGTCTTCGTTGTACACCTTGTTGGTGTCCAAGCCGAAGTGTGCTGCATTGATCAGCACCAGGGTTTCTTCGCTGGTGTAAGTGACCTTGTGGTTGAAGAGGTTAGCGTAGATCGCAGCCTCTTCATCCGTGGTGTGGTAGTCACGGTGGTGTACCAGGAGTTCAGGATCTACCAGTTGAAAGTCTTTCCAGTCACAACCAGGCTTGGAGCAGATCAGTTGCATGCCAACACCTTTGCTGGTGTAAGCGCGCAGCAGAGCCATGGTCAGTGCATCGATATCCGACCAACGAATGATCGAGGCCAGCTGACGGTAGTCACCGATGTCGCTGATACTGGAATAGGTCAGACGCTCGGCAATGAAGTTCCAGATAACGCGAGCAGCAGCCACACGGGCCAGTACTACGCTATTGTTGTTCACTTGACGCACGTAGCCTTTGATCGACGCTTTGATGTCGTTGATCAGCTGACCCATGTCCATCTTGGACGGACGAGCCATTACCAGCTTGGTGAACGAGTTGCGCAGCTCGATGTCGAACATCAAGCGACCGTCTTCGGCCTTCAGGGAACGACGACGCATGATCTCAGAGTCTTTCAGACCCTTGCCACCGTTACCAGGCTTACGACCGGAGATATCTGGAGTTACCAGACCGCCACGGTCGGAGACGTTGGAGATTCCGAGCTCACGGATCGCATTGGACCGGCTACGGACGTCGTCCAGGTATTCGGTGTAGAACGCCACCATGCGCTGTGCTTTGTCTTCGGCTTCTTCCAGAGTCAGGTCTGGGTAGTTGTCTTCGACAAAGCGAGCCCAGTCTTGGTTCTGCTTTTCAGCAGCCAGGGCATAACGCTGTGGGTCTTCCTGCGCATAGCGCTCGACGGTAAGCTTCTGGATGTACGGAGACATCAGCTTAGCATCGTGGTCACGGCTTTCTTTACTGTTTCCAAGAAATACCGTGATGAAGCCCTGCGCCCGCTCGTCTTCAGTAAGCTGACGGATAAAGCTGTTCTTTGGCTCTACCCGGGTATTCATGGTGGTGTTGCCAGCCTCGTGCACCTGGCTATAGCTAGCCTTCGGGCGCTCTGGTACTGGTTGTCCTTCGTTCAGTTCGTCATTAGACATAAAACAAACCCTTAGTTGATATCTTTGATCACGCGAGGCTCGTCACCCATCGGGGTGAGTTCAGCCATGGAGATGTCACCAGCTTCGATGAACTCGGCGGGAAGGTCGTCTTCTTCATCGGCAGGCGACTCAGGTACTTCTACCTGGGCGATAGTACGATACAGGTGTTGAATACGGGCGATACGCTGGTCGTGCAACTCGAACGCGTAGTTCATGTCGGTAGTACCGGGTTCTTTGTGTTCTTTGGTGTACTCTTCGATCATTGCCTGGTTAGGCTTCAGTAGTTCTTCGAATACCGGACGGGCGTGGAAGTGCATGCACTCGGTCACGTTGTCGAACAGGTGGACGTAGATCTCGACGAAGTCGTCCATGGTCTGGCCTTCATCCATCAGGATGCGGATCGCAGTCATGTCTTCGGCGATTTGCACGATCAGACGGTCGAAGTTGTCTACCAGTTCCTGGATAGCTGGCGTGAACTCGATCTTGCCCTCGTTCTTGAGGATCTCGGCAACTTCCACAGCGGAGTGGATAGGTGCGAACATTTCCACGATGCCCAGGATCTGTTTAGTGACCTCCAGGTTATCCGGCAGTTTCTTGCCTTGCTTCTTGTCGACCAGAAGATCCTTGTACTTTCCGACGGTAGCCATGATACCCTTGCTGGCCAGTTCGAACTGGAGCTTGGAATTGGAAACCCGACGGACTTCAGTCTTCTTGCCACCTTTACGCTTCTTAGCGCGTTGTTGACGTTTTGCTGCCATGGCTTGATTTTTAGTGCCCATGAATGCTATGTTCCCTTTGACCTGGTCGTGGAGTTTATATGTTAATCAATGCTGAAGAAGCCATTTTGCTAGCTGACGATGAAGACCTAGCGGCAAATGTCATCGGCGGCCCATGGTTGCTGTTTAAGCAAACCATCCCTGAGGCACAGGCTAAAATATTGGTCAATGCGTTTAATTTAATTCTGCTGACTGATGGTGCGACCAGTGAACCCGAAGAGATCGATGAAGACTCGATCATGGGACGTACCGGATCACTCCTACCAGTCATGGTGCAGAACCTGTTAGTGGATGAGGCGGTGTCCACCCCTAACAAGAAAGCGCATATGTACGAGTTCATGATTGACAATACAATGTCTTTATTACAAGGCATTGGTATTACCCTAGATGAGAAGTACACCACAGCAGAAATGCTGCCGTTCATCTGTAAGATAGGGTACTTCTTCTATGAGATGCAGGGCTACCAAGACCTGATTGGTTTGGCTTCTTCGTTGGAGTCATATGACGTAGCCCCAGTAGATCGTTTCCTGCTGGTGATGCAACGTTACCTCGGTGAGGAAACCGACATGACCAACTACGAACTACTGATCTCGGACGTCTCGGAAGTAACACTCAAAGCTATCAAAGACGGGTTGGAAGGTGATGACCCATCAGTAGGGCTCCCAGAGCCTCTGATCAAGCGTGTGAAGGCGAACATCCCTTCACTCGAAGGTACGATAGCCTACACGCACATTCGCTCCAATGGGCAGCTTGGGGGCTCTGTAGAGAGCTTCTTGAACTTCTTCCAACAAGAGCTTCGTCCACTGGTAGATAACCTTACTGGTGACAACGTCTTGCCATACTTCAAAGAGCTGATTGGTTTCTATCTGATCAGTGAGGTTAATGACCACGCCATCCGTAACCACCTGAACAAGGCAGTGTACGATCTGGTGGATGACATGGTTATTCTTAACAAGGCAGAAGCACTGATCAATAAGCTGGTACTCGCTAATGACTAAATTAGAATTCCTAAAGATCTGGTTAGCTAACCAGGGCTATGCTGAGAAGGCTGCTGTACAGTCAGTGATCTCGATTCAGTTTGAAGACGAGGACTCTGCTGGTGCTTTCCGTAAAGTCCCTTGGGCTGTCTGGGTTGAAGGCGGTGTGTATAAATGCCACATTGATGGTTCGGATGTGACCATAGATGGCAAAGTAGATCGTCCGTTGTTTGTTAACGACGATTACATCGATCTACCTGGCGACTTCCATCCGGTACTACGTGGCGCTAAGACCGACACTACCTTCGGTCTGTTGTTGTTCAACATTATCCTGTTCTGGGAAGTGTTCGGTACCAAGGTGCCTTACGTTAACGAGGAGTTTACTCCTAAGCTTATCCAAGGGTTCTTGTCTGACCTGATGGTAGACAACCCCAAGGAAGGCGAGCAGGTGCCTGAGGGTAAAGCCTCGGTAGACGACTGCATGAAGTTCACCCGTCACTGTAACTTCCTGGAAGGCCTGGGTACCTACTTCGTGCGGCCTGGTGGGATTGAGATGCTCACCATCAGTCCTGCTATCCTCAAGCGTAAAGACGAGCTGATGGCTAAGCTGAAAGCCGACGGCAAGATGAACGACCCAGTAGCTGTAACTAAGGCTATTGATGAGCTCGTCAAAATGGACCGTGAGGAGATCATGAACGGTCCTGGGGCTACGTTTATCATTAACGATGGCTTCATCAGTAACGCCCGTAAACGTATGTTCATCGCCTTTGGTATTGAACCTAAAGGTGACGGTTGGGTGTTCCTCAACATGTCCCTGGATGAGGGCATGGATCCAGATGAGATCGTGGCGTATATCAACACAGCTATTGCTGGTTCGTATAGCCGTTCGAAATCTACTGGTGAAGGCGGTGCACAGGTTAAAGAGGTACTGAAACTCGTAGGTCGTCGTAAGGTCGATCTGGCTGACTGCGGTACTACTGTTGGTGAGCCAATCCAGATGCATGAACTTACTGCTCAGAAATGGGCTGGTAGTTTTTACATCGTTAATGGTAAGACCGAACAGTTAACCAAAGAGGTGGCACTGGCTAGCTTCGGCAAACGTCTGGTTATCCGTACCCCTAATGGTTGCCGTAACCCTGAGGGTAACTACTGTGCTACTTGCTGTGGTACTGGCTTGGGTAAACTGGCTACTCGTCTGTCTGCTGAGGTCGTGCGTATCCCTACCAACATGATGCTGGGGCGTATGAAAGCTGCTCACGTGGCTGGTGGTAAGACTACTCGGTTGAACCTGGCTACTGCGATCAAATAACAAAAAAATAAACCTTACCTACTCCTAGTCCCTTGCGGGACTAGGAGTAGTGCAGGAATTAACTACGCTGATTGAACAAAGCGTTCTGGAACGACAGCTTGCTCGGGTCAAACAATGCCTTGAGTTCTGCAACTCCAGGATCTTGGTCAAATATCAAATCAGCCAAACTGACTGGTCTGGTATCTGGGGTGCTCTTCGGCATAATACAAAATGCGATACGGTCAGGCAAATGGAGTGCGTTAAAACGGAACCCCTTTGCTATCTGTGGATCTTGGAATACTTCATCCAGTGAATGAATCTCACCAGGATCGTTAAACTCTTCAATGGAGATAATCGCGATACCTAGTTTGTCTGCGATCTGTTCGTGGGCGTCGGAGTTGAACCCGTACTCTTTCTCGTCGAGGAAGATCCCACATTCTTCATTGAGTTGCTTATTGATATCCAGCAGATAATCAATGGACAAATCATACTGACAGACGTCATCGGGTTGTTCGAGGTCACAATCATCCATGGTCTCGAACGTACCTATTTTGCCTACCCGCAAGACTGACAGTATGGAATAGATCGCCTCCAACACCAGGAAGCCCATAAAGGACTCACTGGCATCGGAATAGAGCTCGTCCCTAGTCTCTGGATCCAGACGTATTATGAAGTTGTGCATTCATCATGATCCTTCACTCAATGTGATGATCAGTTGCAGACCCATGTTGGTCAGACCATTGATCGTGAACGGTTTACCCTTGTACGGCACCAGGGTGTGCAAAGCTTCCTGGAACTTGGGGGTCTGTTCGTACATGGCAAACGAGTTGTACAACTCTTGAGCTTCCAGCGAGTAGAAGTTGTTGAGCTGGTCAACAGTCTGCATGGTGACCGGTGGAGTGATATACTGCTCTACCAGGGTACGTGCGATGTTGTCGAACGGAATACCAGTCATCATGGAACGCACACGGTGCTCCAAGAGTTTCTGGACGAGGAAATAGTTGCGGAGTTCCTCGATACCTGGAGTGGCAATGAACAGGGTACCGTATTCCGGAATAATGGAGCGGGCGATAGGGCTGGTGGTGGTCATGCTTGTAATCCTCGGATAGCCACGGCAATGTGGGTTGCGTGTATTTGAACAGTGACACTCTTTATGACAACTGCTTCATATAGAGCGTCGATAGCCTCCCTGTTTAACGTCACTACTTCCTCAAAGAACGTCCCGATAGACTCACAGAGTAAAGCTATCGTTCGATCAGGATCGTGTTGGTACCGTTCCAGATCTGCACGCCCAGCGCTGCCCATAATGAAGGGCATTTGTTCTAACTCGTAGATGTAATCCTTGAGCTTGGTGTAATACCAGGTATCGTCATTGGCTTCATCCGGATCAGCGTAAGCTAATATGAACGACTCCAGACTATCCCTGAGTGTTTGTAATACAAGGTCGCTATAACCGCTTAATCCTTCCGGCGCTGGCAGGATAAGGCTAAACGACCCTTCTGGATTGAGTAGACTAGGCATGATCAACCTATTCTTTTTCCATTGTTCGTCGCTCATGACAGAGCCTTAATAAGGTACAACGCGCTACTATTGCAGCGCGAGACCCGATGTAATTGTTTTCCACGACTTCTGCTTGGGAGCAAAAGCCAGCTTACGTTTATGGTAGCAATCGCCATGCTTAGCGATATCCACACATACGGGGAATATGAAACGTGGAGTGATACGACCACCGAACTTACCTAACAGGTTACGCAGGCGGCCAATCATTTGTTTGTTACGTTGTATAGAGAACACAGTGTGGAAAGATATACAAGTAATCGCACCAGGGATATCTTTACCAGTACCACAACTACCCGGAGTGGTTACCAGGTTCTCGTGCTCTAAATACTTCTTGGGTGTTTTCTTGTCCAGGGTACCCAAGAACGTATCAAAGTCTGCACCAGGATACTTTTCCCTGAACTTTTCCTTCATTACTAAGCACATCTCGATCAGAGTAAAGAAGAAGATACATTTAGTTCCCTCCTCCTTAGCGTCGAGGTAGTAGCGTTGATAAATGTCATCTGCCAACTGGAAGTAGAAGTCTGTTGCCTCCTTACTTCGCAAGATGGACTTTTCCAATGCAATGTCGTTGTAGGTACCACCCTGCATTGTCTGGATTTTGTACTTACGTATATCCATTTGGTAGAGATACGCAAAGATGTCGATGTAGTTCTCAGGCTCTGCCTCTTTAAGCCTGGTCTCTTTAGGCGCCATCGCCTGATACATTTTGTTGAGGAACGGATCGTCCCCCTTCATAGTAGCAGACAGCATGAACGTCTTGGCCACGTTGCCGTAGAACATCGACAATGTAACTTCGTGGAACGACTCGTGTGCTTCGTCGATAATACGCAACCCAGGGTTGATATTAGCGATGATCTCGTCCAGGCAAGGTAAGTTACCATTCTTGCGACGGGAACGCATATACGTGCTTATACGAGTCGTAGGGAGGATAATGATCTTAGGATCGATCTTACCTTCCTTACAGAGTTCACCCAACCTAGGCAGGTCGGTGTACTCCCAAACCAATACATCCTTCGGCGAGATATTGAACATCTCTGCCAAGTCTTTCTGCCAGATGGGAATGTAACGTGGCTGGATAGTAATGATCGTCCGCTTCTGCATCAACATCATGCAGTACAGAGCCATGTACGTCTTACCTAGACCCGTGGAGGCTTCGTTTACTTTGAGGGCCCCAGGACCCATTTTGTATTCGATCCACTCCTTCTGGTTTTCGCGTGGTGTGTTGTATTTCTCCTTAATACTAAATTCAGCATGCGCTCCTTCAATGACGGGTTCGTCTTTGACTTGGATACGAGCACGGTTGAAGCCCTGCGATGCAGCTAAGCGTAACAGGGGCTCCAATACCGACTTAGGCATGCGGTACTCAGAACGGTCATTGCTAGTGCGGGCAAACACATGTGTGGGCACCCAGCGTTTCTTGCGTGTACCAGGGATTGGTTCTTGACCGTACTTCGTTAACTCCATTTTGCAGTACTTACGCAGTACTAAGTTCTCGAAACCATCTCCGAAATCAAATATGCGTATGTAGTTATTAGCGACGCTTATCGTAGCAACGGAACGCATCTAATACCTCTAATACGGTAGGGGAGGGGTGACCCTCCCTTACGGGAGGTACCCTTTTACGACACCGCGTGTTGGAAGTAGGTCTCCAGCGGACTTGGTTGCCTGTCTTTAACCAGGAAGGTTTTGATGTTGGACAATACCCCTTGTTGGCCTTCCGCGATCATCAGACCGCCTGCGCCTCGGTTCTTGACACACACCATAAAGTTCTCAAAGTACTTAGGACCACTACCCAAGGCTAGCTTATACGACAAGTTAGCAGGGTCTTTACACAGCAACGATGCGAGCATAGACTCCGCATGTACGATGTTGATACCCTTGGTTTCTTGGTTGATCAGGGTCCAGAATTCACCGAGTACCTCGCCAAAGATCTTCGGTGTAACTGGTTGCGACTTCCAGGCACTGTTACGTTTATTGAATGTCATGAAGTTCTCTACACGCCCTCGGTGGGCATCCAGGGATTCACGAGTAAACGGCAGTACAAAGATTGCGTCTTCCCAGTTCCAGTCTTTGAGGTCCACTGCGATATGCTTCTTGTCCATGATCTCCCAGCCTTTCTCCAAGAGGTACTGGAGGAAGCCCAAAGAGAACCTGGATGTACGCGACGCTACCGAGGTTTGCGCCGAGTGCTGCTGAATGGTCTTACCACCGACCATCACGTCTTCGATCTCGTACTGGAAGGTTACGTCAGTCAAGTACGGAAGTTTATCCATACTGACCTCATCCAATACGTCCAGCGACCGTAGGTCAGACAGATCCCGTTGGATCGACGACTTCAGGATCAGACGAGTACCGTCAACACACATCTCTGGCTTCAAGAAGATCTCGTTGCCGTTCGAGGTAAAGATCTGACGGTCACGCGCTGCCACATCAAAGCGACGGGTTACAGCGTTACGGATAAAGTGCTTAGTCGACAGCATTTTCTGACCAAGCGGGTTACAGATGGTAGTTGCAGCGAACATACCAATGTTGGCATCACGTCGCATCATGGCGTTGTAAGGGATCGAAGCTTTCATAGCTCCGTAGCACTTACCACACACCATACCGTCTTGACCGGCGTTACAGAACGCAATACTGCGGAATGCAACTGTCTCACCAGCCTTGATTTTCTTGACGGTCTTGTGGTCGATCAGCTCCAGTGTACCGTCATCCAACATCCGATGCTTACCGAGCAACGCTACAGCCATCTCGGTTGTAGACACACGGATCTCTGCCAGGTCTTGCGACCCACAGTCATACGTGTGCAGGATACCTTGCAGTACCGCTGTTGCCAAGTGAGTCTTACGGTGGAACCACTCGGAGTCTTTCAGGCCACGACCGTTGGAGATCAACGACATGCCCGAGGACTTACCGTCACCAAGTACGTCTACCTGGTTAGTGATACCTTCCCCGTAGTTGGAGTAGATGACGTTAGGCAGGATGACGTTGGGTAGGTCAAATACCGCACCACGTGCAATCGCCAGCTGATAAGCCTGGTTGATCGACACCCCACCTGTACGTGCCATCAGCGCCACGATGTTTTCTTTCAGCGAGTCGTCGTTCCGTACGTAATGACTGAACAGTTCCTCGCCTTCGTCCACCGTTACTTCATTCGCGTGGACTTTCCGACGAATCTCACAAATACCTGGGTTAAGCATGAACTCATCAACAGACTCTGCCGTCGCAGAGATAATCGACCGTTCCGACATCACGGTGATCATGTTGTTGAGCTTAGCTTGCCACGAGTGGATCAACCGCTTGATTGCATCCATCTCGAGTGGATCATCGATCAATGGACCGATAATACCCAGGATATGATCCAGAGGGATTTTCAACACCTTGTCATTATAGACAATGTTGCGGTGCTTCTCCTCACGAATCGACGGGATCAGTTCGTCGACTGTGTAAGGAATCTCTGGATACCGACGGTGGACGTTCATCCCTTGCCACGACAGCATCATTGCATATGCGTCGGACTTTACCGTTTTGCCATTGTCATCAGTTACATCGATAGCTTTACGGTGATTCCTGAAACGAAGTACATCCATCTCAGTAAGGTTGGCGAAATCCCGTAGATTAACATGCATTCCCATACGGGGGCTCCTTAAGTGTTAGGTTGTTCGTCGGCACGTTGGAGCATTTCTTCCAGCACCTGATCCTTGATCATGTTACTCGCATTAACGTCGAAGACATCCAGCGAACGGTCAGAAGCCAGTTCTTCACGCAGTGCATAACCCGAGTCAGACATCATGCTCGCTGACATCTGTACCGCCACGTTCATATCGTACTCATCCGGCTTGACGATGTAATCAATGTCAAACGGATCATCTGCCCGCAAGATACGACGGGTAGCACGGGTACGCAACTCCGGAGAGTTAGCCAACGCCAGGTTCTTGTTGATCTCTTGCGGACCAGACTGGCTATTGGTCAGACGTGCTTCGGTTTCACCTTTGTTACGGTTCGGTTTGTTCTGCAAGATATCCGAATACTTGTGCATGTCATTCGGCTTAGTCGGCATACCGTAAATGTTCGACAACGGCAGTGACTGTGCAGACATATCAGTACCAAACTTATCCAGCAACATGAAGTGCTGGTTGGTAATGAGTACCGGTTGGTCAGACATCACTTCCTCGTTGAGTGAGTCTGTAAAGATAATGCGTTCTGGTTTGTAGCTATATACCTCGCGCAATGCGCGGATGATCGCTACGCCATACAGTTTAGTGTCGGATACTACTTCAACACTGATCTGTGTCTTGCAGACGTGGTCAACGAACTCTTCGATAACCGCCGGGTCAATGATTGCATCCCGTACCAGGTCCCCGAACTCTGGGAAACCTGTGTCGAAGAACTCTTGCAGCTTGAGGAACGCTTCGCCGTAATTACCAACCTTACGCAGCTTGATGACATCTTGCTGCAGGCGCATGCTGATAAAGTTGACCGACTGCTCCAGCAACATCGAGAAAATCTGACGACGGAATGCTGGGATGTTGTTTACCACGATGTCGGCAATGGTCCCGTCTGCATAACGAGGTGCCATATGACGTGGGATGATCCGAACGATTACCCCTTTGTCACCGTTCATACCGGTCATCTTGAACTTGACCCGACCTGGAACCATTTCACGCAAGGTGATGTTGATATTCCAGTCTTTCAGTTTAACGCGCTTATACCCACGGAACAGTGGGTTGATTTTACCCATGACACTACGGGTATAGTTGGCAAATGCAAAGCGCACGAAAGTGTCAAGTGTGTTGGACACCGGAATGTCTACACCGGCATTAGTCGACAGCTTATTATGGTACCAACGGATTACCGCGTTCCACATGTCGTTCTGACGGCGCTCATACCGATCCAGCTGCTTGGTATGCGTCTGCTCGATGTAATCAGTAGACCGATTGTTACTACGGTCTTTCATACGCTCACTGATTACTTCTACCGCCATTACTTCCGAGTTAATCGGTGCGCGGAACAAGACGTCGTGGTTAAGGTCTGGTGTACGCAGTGCCTTCTTGGTCAACGTGGTAAGTGCAGTCTTGCTATTGCGCTTACGGAAGCCCATCACGATGCCGTCAGGACGGATACGCTCACCAGACTCTGGCAGCACCTTCGGGTTCTCGTCAGTACCGTTCAACAGCAACGGTACGTACTCGTCCTCATTATAACTGAAACCACGAGTGTGCTTGAACATGCACTTGAGCTTTTCAGTCGCAGCCCAGTCGGTGATCGCAATACCGTCCTCCTCGTTGTAGTGGAAGCTACCAGCACAAACCTTGAGGTTCATACCGAACATCCACTCACCGGTCTTACTGACCCGAGGTGATTGACCGAAAATAGTACCCTTGGCAAATCGTGCACCTTTCTCGATCCGTGCCATTACCGCTGGATCGTAAACGTACTCGAAGCCGATATAAGTGTTCTGTGTGTTGTACTTAGGCAGCTCCAGAATGTCATAAGCGTTAAGCTCATCGTTCTTAAAGAGCAACCACATCGAACTCCACTTGTCAGTGATCTCCCCGCCTGGGTTAGGGCTATGTACGTAGAACACTTCTTCCACGATCATGTTAGATGGCGCTTCAATGCGACGAGCGCCTTCCGAGTAGTTATACTCAGCCCCCGAAATCAGTGCACGCTCACTACGCCCATTGGTATCCACCGACTTCGGGATCATGTTACCGACCATGTACATACGAGTCGGAGAAGATACCCACGGGAACACTACCAGGTTAATACCAACCCCTTGTAACTCGGGGATCATTTCGTTTTCACGTTTAAGGTATTGATACTTGGCCTGGCTTAGATCTATCTTACCCATCAGTTTACTCCAATTACTATTACCATCTACATTCAGATGATATAGGTTCGAGATTATTTATCACCCCTTCGCACAAGAGGTATGTTCCATGCCCATTGGTGGTCTTAACGTTAACGCAACCAAGGATATCTTCTTTACTGACAGATACAAGATTATGGTGCGTTCCTTGAAAGAAGTCTTGCTAAAACAAGCACAGGCTTTGCCAATCCCCAACCCAAACGATCGTTATGCATATCGGTATGACTTTTACCGACTGCTACGTGAGCTCGGGGTTGAATCCCATCTGCATTGGACCGTCGCGTTCCTAAACGACGTGACCGACCCATTTGCTGATAATAGTAAAAAGATAGAAATACTGAACATCAATGAATCAGTAATTCTCTCCGCAATATCCCGAAGTAATACGCGTCGAGGTTAAAAAATAACTGTAAGCTAGTACCTCCGGCGTTAGCCGGAGGTACTAGTATTACGGGGCTTTTACCAGGTGAAGTTAGCGTTGTTGTTATCTACGACAACGCTCGACTGACCGGCAGTTGTTGCTACAGTTGGAACCTGGATACCAGACATTGCTGCCAGCGCCGGGTTCATCTGCATCATGGCCAGCATAGCCGGGTTCATCATTGCAGACATCGGGTTACCCAGTGCTGCCAGTGCGCCCATACCTGGAGTAGGCATGCCCGGAATACCACCCGGGAAGGCACCTTGGTTTTCCACACGCTGCAAGAACGTACCAGACTTGGTGCAGTAGTAGATCACTGCTGCGTTGGTCAGGGTGTTGATTGCATGGTGGATCACTTGGTTGGAACCGAAGTCGATCTCGTATTTCAGCCAACGGTCACCACTCGCCATTGGTGGCGGAGTTACGTTGAATCCAGCGAGCACAGTACCAGCCATTGGCTGAGCGATCTGCGATTGCTGGATCAGCTGCGCTTGTTGGTTTTGTGGCAGTACCGCTACCTGTTGACCAGCACCAGAAGAGTTCACCGACAGAATACCACCGAGAGCACCCAGGTTCGAGTTAGCAGCAGACTCGTCTTGGGTGTTGTTGGTGTTGTAATCCATCGCCGGTACTTGACGATAGATGTCAGGCAGCTCTTCCAGCTGTTCGGTCCAGCTGAGATCGATCGCGTAGATACCGAGCTTGTTGAAGTCCGCACGGAACAGGTTCTGGATGCGGTTCATCTGCTCGGCTACTTGCTCGTAGCAACCACAGAAGGCAATCAGGCGCGAAGCTACCGAAGTAGTGGACTCGCTGCTGATGCTATCAGGATCTACCACACCAGGGATGATCGAACGGAACAGATGTGCCATCAGCTTGAGCGCTGCACGCGAGATAGAACGACCATTGAGCTCTACAGACTGGTTATCGGATTCACCTTCCGACTGTGCCAGACGCTTGACGATCTCGTTGTAGATCGGGAACGACGGCTTGGCTTTGTAGTACACGCGCTCGCCGCTACCGCTGGACGACCGACCCTGAGCACGCGACACCTTGATGTGGATGAAACGGTTGTCGTGGCCCTTGTCATCAACTTCCACCTGGAAGCGTTCCATCAGATCCTTGATCTCTTGGATTACGGTCTTCTTGACACCGCGCAGTGGCTCGATGATATCCAGGGTGTTCTGTTTCCAGCTGGATTTCTCTTTACCGGTACCAGCAACACCCAACAGCACGATCGGGTATTTCTTGAACAGTTCCAGCAGGTGGATCACTGCCATACGACGAATGATCTTGAAGACTTCAGTCTCCTTGCTGACGATGTTCTCACACGCTGGGTGGAAGAACACTTTGTCCATGGTGTCCTTGGAGTCCAGGACTTCCGACACCGGCAGGTAAACGGACATGTCATCGATCTTAACGTCGATTTCCTTATCACCCAGCTTAAGCACAATACGACTGTCAGGCTTGATGACACAGCCCCACGAGCACAGCATTGCTTTATACAGTTTGTTCAGATCGTTCATATTGGTCTCTCGCTTACTTCTGCTCGATGAAGTATTCGCGCAGGTTATTCAGGAAATTGACGGACTCGGTTACACCGTTTTCGTTACTGGCGATGTTGGTGCTGGTACGAGCCAAGTAATACGTAGCATTCACGTAGCGCTCTTTAGCTTCGGTTTCACCATTGAAGTACACTTCGACGGAGGTCTCACCGAACAGCGAGCAGTTAACTACGATGTTAACCACGGTGCACAGGTGTGCGTAGGCGTTGTTGTACTTGGTGTAGAACTTGTCTTTGAACAGCTGCTTGAAGCGTTCCAGACGGTTGATAGAGTTCTGATCTTGGTCAGTGATAGACATCCACTCACCAACTACCATTTCCACACCACCGTTGTCACTGAGCCCGCCGAACTCGTGTACGTTGTTGGATGCTGCAAACACGATGTGAGTCAGACCAGTACGGATCAACAGGTCGGTAGTCAGCATAGCGATCTCTTGTGCCGTGGTTTCGACCATATTGGACGCACCATAAGCACTGGAGTTAGCTATCTCGTCACGCATTGGGAACCGCGCTTCGTCCAGCATGCTCAAGTCGAGCACGTCCGGCAGGGCAGGGAACACGTCACAGATCTCACCCAAGGTATAACCCTGGAAACCATTCCAGCTGTAATGGCCAGCACCAATTGCCATTGCCTTGAAGAACGGGTTCTGCGAGATAATCGTTTCCTTCATGCTGCTGCTGTACAGGCTACCAGCAACCGAGTCCTGCAACGACATGTTGAAGTCTTGGTCATGCAGCACGTTACCAGCAATTTTCAGCAACTGCTTGGCATGGAACGTGGAGTCCAGGTTCTGCGTCTTGGATACCAGGGTGTGCTTGCCGAGGCTAGCGCCAACGTTACCGTGGTAGTGATCCTGACGGTTCTCCTGCTCAGTGGACATGTAACCCAGTACCTCGTTGGCCATGTCCTCAGGACGTACGGCGCGGAGCTGACGCTGTTGAGTAGGGTCACCCAACAGGAACTGGTCAGAAGCACTTACTGCTTGCTTGACCATCGGCATGCCGTCGTACAGATTGGTGATCGACTCTTTGGCTACAGTGTAGCTACGGATTGGTACCAGCATGGTGGCAGGATCGATACCACCATCTTCCATCAGACCGCCGCCTGCGCAGTAGAAGAGTACGGTCAGTTCCTCCTCTTTCAGCGCGTCCATCATTACCGAGAACTTGAGCATCGCCAGACCACAACGTTGGTTGTAAGTCTCTTCGATGTTTACCTGACCGCGTGGGTTGACAGTAAGACCACCAGACTGACCGGCGATGTTGTTGAGCATGGACTCGACGATACCGCCTTGTGCTGTGGCCATCAGCATTTGGTCGATGTTCTGCGATTCCAGGTTAAGCTTATTGTGGCGGTGTACGTGTGGATGCACCGGGTTGCCCATGCCGATACGCGCCATGGTCATCATAATGTCTGCCATTTCTAACCCCTACTACCTTAATTAACTATTTACTTGTTTGACCAGAGCCATGAATTCATTCCTGATATCGTTCTCGATATCGATTGGGAACAAATCACCAGCGGAGACTCGATCGTAGATTACCAGGTCATCCAGTACCCCGTACTCGAGGTTGGACTGCCAGGTGCCATTACCAAACTGAGTAAGGAAGTCATCTGCGGCTAGCAGTGCTTCATTATAACCTCGGTTCTCACTATTGCGTGACTGTACGTCACAAATCGATGCCAAATAGTTCTTGTCATCGTCGCTCAGCTTAAGCCCCTCGGCCAAACTGCGCACGCCATTCGGATCGTGGATTGCACCCAAGACCGATGGTAGGTACTTATATCCTTGTTCGCTCAGTTTAACTTGAGCGAGGGCGATAGCGGCCATCAACTGCGTATAGTTACAAGCTTCCCAGATGAACGAGCTAACTACGTTCATATAAACCAGTTCCAGCAGTCGCAGGATATGGTTGTGGGTATCGAAGTCCCAGTTGATCGGCAGGTTGTCATAAACCTTCTCGACTAACTGTTCGTTCTTGATCTCCAATGCAATGCACTGGTATTTGAACCGATCTTTGTAACGTGGTGCATCGGTTTCGTCGAACAAGCCAAAGCTAAAGAACTCTGCTTCGGATTCCTGGTCGGACTCTTTGACGTCTTCGGTAATACCGTATTTGTCAAAGTTAGAACGCTTGTCTTCCTCGTCTACTCCTGGACGGTCTTCCTTGGGTTTGAATGTGGCGCTGGTCTCATGCTGCTTAACCGCACCGTTGATACTGTTGGCGATGTTCTTGTCGTATTCTGTTTCAGGGATTACCGCGCAGCACAGTCGATTGAAGATCGCGCTATACAGTACCTTGTCGATGAAAGTGTCGCCACTACCACCGCCGTCGATCTGCGTAGGTACGTCACGCTTGTTGAACGAGAACTGGAAGTAACTGTTGAGTTTCTCCCAACCAGGCATTTGTGTAATCTGCAAGTTGTCCTTGAGCAACTCGCCTGCTACGATCTCACTGAACCCTGCACCCATCCGACCTTCGAAACGTTGCAGGACGCCGAAGATGATCGGGTATACACAACGTACTACGAACAGGAATTTCACCATGTTGACGTAGTCGATGTCAGTGATCGTGGTCTGAGCTGGGTAATCACCCTTGCTAGCGGCCTCACTCAGGTTCTTTGGAATCTTGAGGTACTTGGAGTTCTCGATGAACGCACAGTACTTCTTGATATTGATCAGATCCCACACACCGTCACAGATTGGCTTGAGCCTGGCGATCTCAGTATTGTAGTCGAGGAACTTGCCGTGCTCTACAATTGAGTGCGCCCGATCGAAAAGTTTGAACAATTCGATTTTCTGTTCAGTGGTCAGTACCGCATCAACGTACTCGTTCATGCAACTGAACAAATTGTTCTCGACGTCAGACTTGTCCTTGAGTACTTTCTCCAACTGTACTTTAGCACGTCCATGGAACTTTAACGTTTGTTCATTAAGAGATACTTCGATCGCCTTAATGCCCTTTTTACCCGTACGCTTGATGTCAATAGAGAACATATTTTTAATACCTTGGCTACTCACTACCCTGATAATTTAGGTCTGAAATTATCTTAGACAGCTATAATTTAAACCTAGGAGGGGATCACCCTCCTAGGTTTTGTAGTCCATTACAGTTAATCAGTCCTTAGAACGGAATGTCATCTTCGAAGTCGTCGAAGTTGCTGTTCGACTGGTTCGGGTTACCGCCGCCATTACCACCCTGCTGGGTGCCCTGACGATAGCCACCACCACCGCTACCACCGCCGTTGAAGTCACCCTTCGGCTTCGGTGGCTCCCAACCATCACGTTCCATGCGGTCCAGGACTTCCTTGTGGAAGTTGACCCACGAACGGGTGTACATGCGCGACATGAAGCCGCTGTCTTCCACGATCTCGCCGGCGTCGTTGCGTACCATGACCACCGAGGAGTTTGGACCTTTGAAGCGGGTCTTGACTTTGTAGTCGCCTTTGGTGTAGACCAGGTTGATCACACCTTTCTCGTCACGCGAGATCGAGAACATGACCTTGGTGATCGGTTGTTCCGACAGACGCGACTGACCGCCGACACGAACGAAGTCGTGCTTCTTAACGTAGAACTGACGAGCCGGGAACTCGATCGACATGTTCGAAGCTTCCAGCAGAGCTTCGAAGAGAATGTTGCGGTCGTAGCCGGACATCTCCACTTCTTTGTGCGGAGATTTCGCACCTTCTTTGAAAATGCCGTCGGAGATCTTCAGAACGATCTTGCCGGCGTTGGTAACTTCCCACATGAACTGTGCAGGGTACTTGCCACCTTCCAGCGGTGCATCCGTTGCAGGGTGAGGCTGGCGCCAGTCGTTCAGGAAGCTCTTCTTGCGAGGAGTGCCTTGTGGACGACCGCCATTGTTGTTTTGCTGGTAGCTCATTATTAAATCCTTGAAAAAATGGATACGCCTGGTATAGATTGGATCTACAGTGAGATTACATTGCTACTTAGCTTTGTACTCAGGCATGGGTTTACCGGTGAAGTGGTTCTCAATGGCTTCTTCCAACCACTGTCTATGTCCAGACTCACCGTGTGCGATTTTGCTAAACAATTCGGGGATCAGTTTGATCACCTCTGCGGCCAGCCGGAAATCCCCAGTGGGGATGTCATGACCTTCAGCCGTATTGGTCATATCTTCCAAACCCACACCTAACGCGTGTAGCTTCTCTTTAAGAGTTGCGTTATCTGCCGGTGGGTACAGGCACTTGCCTTGGAAGTCAAGAGTCATAAAGGCTCCTTAAAGCATGGAGATCAATCCAGCCCGCTCTACCCCTTGGGGTAAGTTCATGATTGTAGACCGAACCCGAGCGGTACTAGTAGCTGTTGTCCAGTTGGATTCATCGGCGATGCGTTTTACTACCTCGCGGATACCAGCGATACTAGCTTGGAAGTCCGTAGACTTATCACCAAATACCTGAATAGTAAGCCTGTTCAGCGGAATGTTGAACAGTTTACTACCGCCTGTCAGTTTTGTGTTCCAATCAGGATAAGCCTTCAACACCCCCGTATAAGACTCTAATAGTTTTAGCCGCGTAGTGCCATTGGTTTCGCACAGATCCACTGGGTGGTGTGTCAATACAATACCGTTACCACTAAAGACTGGCATGCCTACGTCGGTTTCTACTATAAGCTTTTGGTATTTCTCAAAGACCCGATCACACGTGGCTTTGATTGTCTTTGCAATGGCCTGCTGTTTAGCAGTCCCCTTAGTATGATCTTTGATATCAGCCTTAGGGTACTTACTAGACAGGCTCTTGTAAGACGGGTAATAGATGACAAACTTTACGGGTTTGCCATTACGATGAGTTTCAACGTATTTGGCTAAGTAGGCAATATCTTCCGCTACTTCCTTAGCCAGCACGCTTGGATCATGATACTCGGAGTCTTCCTTTGTGTAGGACTCTTGAGCATTGCGCACCAAAGTACGCAGATTGAACAGGATAGAGTCGGTGTTTTTAAGCACCGACAAAGCCCCTTGTTCCAATGCCAAGGATGTCCCTACCGAGATTCCTAATGTACCGACGGTACGGCTCATGAGAATTCCTCCAGTACGGCCATTGCTTCGGCGTTTGATATGTTGTGTTTGGCCAAGTTGTCTTTGAACGACTGGTCAGCTGCCAATGACTTAGGCAGCGACTCTTTGGTCAACGATGTACCAGTGTAAACCTTGGTGGTAAACAGGTCCTCGTCAATCAACTCATCGTCGTTCTTTTCGTTCTTAGCCTTGATGTGGAAATGCGGGTACTCTTTACTGAGCATGCTGATTACAGGGTTGACCACCATTGCGCTACCACCCATAACCCGGATATGGGAGTGGTGTGGTAACTTGCGCTTCTGGATGAAATCGTGCAGGTCTGTAATCAGGTCGCCAGCGGTGATATCAGGTGACACTTCCATGGTGAGGTAGGGTAAGGCACTTTTGTTCTCCCAGAAATTGATATCACACTTACCGGCTTTCAAATCGAAGTCCACAACCAATCCACCCTTAGGGTGTTCTTCGCCATGTCCACCACGGTCAAAGGAGCCAGACGTCGCTAGCTTACCTCTACGGACGGGGGTGTGGATATGGCCAGCCAGGATGCAGTACCGAGTAATGGACTCCCAGCGTTCTAGGTTGTGGCACTTGTGTCGCATTTTGGCAACTAACTGGAACTCAAACGCACCGTGGAAGTGGATCTGGTCCACCATTTCCAAACCGGCGTCTTGCAGTACCTTTAAAGCAAGGTCCCAGACCTCATCAGGAGTTAAGGCTCCCATGTTGTCTGGAACGTACATCACTGTCAGACCATCGAGGTGTTCGTAGGTAACGATACTCAGAGTATCGATATAACGCACATCTAGGCCAGGTGGAGCGAGATTAAGGAAATGTCGTGGCTGACACCAGTCGTGCGACGAAGTCCCTTCTAACCACACCACAGTGGCTTTAGGATTAACCTTATAAAGATGATGCAGGAAATCCTTAGCCCAATCGAATACCACATGGGTATCTTGGTGCGGTAACTCTACCATGCGTTCAAAGAAATCACCACCGAAGGTGATCATGTCCACTTTAGCCAGGTCATGATCTTTACGCAGAAACGTAGTGAGGTTATTCAGTACGTGTGTGGTCGGCGTATTTTGGTGGAAGGTGTGGTGATCACTGCTCCATAACAAACGCATTGTAGTTCCTTATTTACTTAGCACTCCAGCGGGTCGTAATCTTGTTGCGCACCGGGAGTATCATTTACTTTGGTTTCGGATTTAGCCGCACCAGTGCCGAAGTCGATATTCCACTGCTCTTTGACCAACTTGTTGATGAACTCTTTGTCCTCGTTGGACACGTGCTCATTACGGAAAGCAGCATAAAGAATAGGACGAGCACGGGTCAGTAGCGACTCGTCGATCTGTTCGTTGTGAATGTTGTCACGGATGAACCAGATCTGGCCTTCTACGTCCGGGATGATGTTGTTTTTGGCGTAGTACCAGTCAGACACCATGTCAGTGATAGTCCGTGGCTTAACGTTAGCCAGGGAGTTCTCGGAGAGTTCTGCCAACTGCGCCGAAGCCATCGGGTCGGCCGAACGTTGCGAGTCAGCCGAGATCTGCTTGATCGCCTGTTCGATGTGACGGAACATGCGGTACTGCTCAGGACCCAAGTTGTTGGAAACCAGTGGTGGGATGATCAGCATTGGCTTGTTGTCTTTGTCGATGATCATCACCGATTGCAGGCCGTCAGCCGACAGGTCCAGCCACTCTTGGGTGTTGAAGTAGTTGCGACCGTTACGACGACCCAGGGCAAACTGGATCAGCCACTTGGCCTTGAACTCGTCTTCGTCCATGACCGTGGAGACGTTGAAGGGCACGGTCTCACCTTTGGCGGTCATCATGCGCTTGCCGTCTACTTCGGATACGGTGTAATCTTTCAGCCACCCGAAGGACTCTTCGATGATGCGCTGTTTGGTGGTCATTGGTTGAGTCATCGTGCTAATCTCTCTTCGTCAAGGATGCGGTATTGTTCACCGGTTTTCTCAATGGTGCGCCCTAAATCATAGACCTTGCCGTCAACAAATACTCTTATGTCCAACTGGACAGTGTACAGTGACCTGGACTCTCTGATGTACTTGTAGGTCACAGTTACCTCAGACCCTGGGAACATCTCGTCCATGTAGCTCTTGAGCTCCTGGTTGGCTTTCTCAACCAGTTTCTCTGGGGTGTTACCGTATTTCATGAACAGGTAAAAGAAACTTGGTACCTGCCCGATTACTTTACCCTGGTTACGGCGACTCTCTAACCAGTAGGTAAAATGTTTGGCTAACGCAGTCTCTACCGACTGGGTTTCCCAACCAACACTGGAATCCATCGAACCTAAACAAAAAGTAGACATTACGCTATACCCGCTAGTGGTTATCGTAAAATCGAAAAAAAAAATAAACAGTTGGGCTAAGGGGTGTTGCCACCCCCTAGCTTTACAACTTACTGCTCGCTAACTACGTCGTCGTCTTCCGACTTGACATTGAACAACCCTTGCGCACGATGGTAGTCAGTTGCCTTCCAGGTGCGGTGGATCGAGTCGAGGTCACTGAACGACACCTGAGTACCACCGGTGTCGAAGAAGTGACTGTGCGACAACGTGTGTTTGCCGTCTACTGTTTGCAAGTCCAGGATCCCGTGCATCGCTTTACGATAGAACGGGTTGGCAATACCCACACCTTTACAAGTGGCGTGAGTGTCTGTCAGACCTTCGATCAACCCATCCAGCTTAGCCTGCATGTGAAGCGGGTTAGCCATGATGTAGTTGGCCATCAGTCCCTGAGCTGACATGATGTCGTTTGCGTAACCAATGAAACCGATGTCGAAACGACCAATGTGGGCACGCCCACCCTGCGATAGCAAGCGACGACCGAATTCCCAGGCACGTGAATTCAGGAAGTTATTGAAACCATCCAGAATCTTCGTAGCCTGTCCGGCCAGCCAGCCACCAGCAGCTTGTACAGCGGCGACATTTTGGTTGACGTAAGCAGCATTCTGCGCAATCTGCTGATCGGTAAAGCTACCCGACATCGCATATGCAAATGCATGAGCGCTGTTCATTGCCTAAGCCTCCCTAGTACGGATTAATCAATAATGGCATGCGTATGCATCAGTGTGTTCAAGTTCATCAGGTTGGTAGCCGTTTGCGAGGCATAGTCACCTACCTTGAACGGGTTATTCCGATCCAACGTCTGGTGATGACCCCAACCACCATACGCTTTTGCTTTGGATTCGTTATCCACCAATACAACCGCATAGATTTGGTCACCATCGAAGTCGGCGTTCTGGATCTTAACACCCAAGATTGGGAGTTTGAACGATTCGTCTTCGAGGTCCCGGTTTACCCCAAACTTAAAGGTACGGCAACTCAGGTATTCGATCGATGGATTTCGACCTGCCTGAATCAAGCACTTATTGTTCTCTTCCATGTCGCGGAAGAACTCATCAATCAACGGATCGATATGATAAGCCGCTTGCTTAATGCGAGCCAGTGCTTTATATGGGGTGTGACCACGACGGTACAGATAGTTCTTGATGTGGATTTCCAACATCGAGATTGCCATTTTCCACGGCACTATCAGCAGGTCAGGATCAATTACACCAGTTTGCGACGTAATAATAGACCGGCCAGTGAAAGGAACCGATCCAGACGCGCAGTGTTTCCGGTTTAAGCCATGTTTCTCAAACAGCCCTTTCGGGTTGTTCGTCGACCGGTACTGCTCGGACAACATTACCAGGGTCTTGCCTACCGTCTCAGCATTCTTCTGGAGTTCCGCTTCGGTCAGCTGATGGCAGATGTTGGACTTGAGAGAGTCCACCAACGTGACATACATAGCCGCCGTGATTGGCTGATACGAATACGAGAACGTATCTTTACCAGACTTCTCCAAGATGGTGCTGTAGCGGTTTGGCACTTTCATGTAATACGGGAAGGCAATGTCTTTATTGCGCTCCCACACTTCCATGTAAGCAGGACCCTCTTTGGTATCCTTGAAATGCTTACGACCCGGGCCTATCAGGATGTACTCCATCAAGGCATCAGCATTACGGTAGAACGTGTTGATGTTGAACTCGGAAATACCCAAGGTTTCGAACATGTTGCGCAGAACGATACCAGTCGTGTTGCGGTTCTTGTCGACTTCTCGACGGTAATCCTTATCTAGGAAATACCACGGCACACAGACTTTAGGGCTACCTATTGCGATGTTGCTGAAAAACGTTGCCAGAAACCCGAGGTTGACGAAACGGTCTACCCCTTCTGGTGCTTTCAGCCAGAGTTTGGTTTTATCTCCTTTATTAAGGAATTTCTCTGGTGGATCACCACATCGATCACAGATCTGCGGGCGGTCTTCACGCAAGCGGAAGTTACCACGCAAATGTCCACACGAACACTTGGCAATAGTTTCGAAGCTATTACCACTGAACTCCATGCGGGTTAAACGTCCCAGGGTTTCCCGGTGTTCTTCCAGCTTGAGGTCCAGGTCATTCAGGTAGATCGGCCGCAGCTTGCTGGTGTCGTGCAGGTAGTCGTAGTTCTCGAAGTCCGGATAAAGGGGCTTGGAGTACCGCGGGTCATCCGTTACGATCCCACCGAAGGGAGCAGCAAACTTATTAAAGAAGGGCATCGGATCGATGCGTTCTTCACTGTAACTTGTCAGTAACGCAATGGCTTTGGCGTTTGACTCATTAATAGCAGGTAGTTCCATGGCGAACCCCTAAAAACTAAAAAGCAGAATAGAGGCTAGGGAGGCGCGAACCCCCCTAGCCTTTATTCAGTTAAAGGCCAAAACCTTATTAGTACAGCGGGGTGAAGAAGTTCACCGACTGACCGGCTTGGACGATCGGACTGTTGCTACCAGCAGCCACAGTAGTAGCCAGGCCGATACCAGGCGCGAACGCCAGGCGGTTGGTCTGGAAGCTACCCAGGTTGTTGGCGGCGTTCAGGTTGCCGATACCGTTCATCGCTTCGGCCATGGCAGCCATGAAGTCCGGAGCGAAGATCGCCGAGTTGCCGAAGGCGTTGATGTGGTTGTGACCGTCGAACAGCGAGGACGATTGCTCGATCCGCAGTTTCTGCGAACGTTGCTTGAAGTCTTCCTGCTGTGCGTTGCCGTAGACCAGACCCAGGTAGTTTTCGATCGACGCTTTCGCGGCAGCCGAGTTGCCAGGCTTGGCGTTGCAGATGAACATTTCGTCCACTTCTTGGGTGTTGATGTGACGCTCGCGGTCGTCCTTGCCACCAGGGGTAACGGCCAGGCCGTTGACAACGATGGAGTTGGACTGGATCAGGATCGGCTTGGTTTGAGCCGGGAACCAGCCGCGATCGGCTGCACGGTTCTTCGCGATGACTTCCGAGAAGCGCTTGTTGGTCATCGAGTCGATCAGTGCCACAACAACCTTGACAGCCTTGGCGTTGTCCGAACCCACCAGCTTGCGCATGAAGTTGATGATCGGAGCATCCGGACCGTTCGAGATCAGGTTGATCTTGAACACCGCGTGAGCCGCCACGTTCTGACGGATCCAGTTGGTGACGAAGTCGGTGTCGTTGATGTTCTTCTCGTTCAGCGGCGGACGGATCTGAGGGTTCAGGATCTGCGCTGCGCCAGGCATGTTCTGCACCATCATCTGGATCCGGGTCTCCAGACCGGCCAGCGAACCACGACCACCTACGTGTTGCTTACGCAGTGCGTCGGCGAAGACGTACTGGTTGTTGGTGGTCATCAGCGCGAACAGGCCGAAGAAGAACGGATACAGACCGCCGTTACCACGCATCATTTCACCGGCAGTGACGGTGTCGATGGTGATTTCCGGCTGCAGCGGACGGTAGGCACCTGGCCAGATGTTCTGACCCAGAGCGAACACACTGGAACCCATGAAGCTTTGCAGGGCCTGCATGTAGTCGTTGCTTTGAGCGCGGGCCATCATGCGAGCAGCGTATTCTTCGTACGCGGTACCGATCAGCGACACGGTTGCGGTAACACGAGCGATCTCGCGGGTGTTGACCGGGTTGTACTGCTGGGTGTTGTTGCCGTTGGCGTTCATGGTAGTCACGATGACTTCCATGTTGGCTGGCGACAGGGTCTTGCCGTCGGTCAGACGTTCCTGGATGGCTTGTACGCGAGCTTCCGCAGTACGGTCTTTGCCGTAAGGGGAATCAGGCTCCAGCCATGGGGACGGAATGTCCATGCCCATTTCGACGATTTTCTCAGCACCGTATACCAGCAGGGCCTTCTCCCACTGACGGGCCAGGTACATGGCCAGGTAGTGCGGTTGGTCCTTGGTTTCGCCGGCTTGTGGATGCTTGAGCATTTCCATGTCGACAACCACCAGGTTGACGATTTCAACGGCGTTGGCGCCCTTGGTCTTCGCAGCCGAGTCGTAATGCTCTTTCAGGCGATCAACGAACTGCTTGTTGATCTGTGCCGAAGGAGTGATCGGAATCGAAACGCGTTGCTGCTGGCCGGCGGCGACGTTGATGGTGATGTGCTCGGTACCGATCGAGTTGTCACGGTCCGAGAACAGCGCCGCCATGATGTACATCACACCTTCGATGACGGTGTAGAAGCCCAGGCCTGGCAGTTGTGCCGAGATGTTGGTGGTCAGGTGTTCGATGGTCGGTACGATCTGACGTTGCTTGGCGTCAGTGGTGGAAGTGTTGATGTTCTTGTAGATGTGGTCGGTCAGGACCTCATATACTTCGGTGACGATCTTGAGGTTCCGGGTGTCCGAAACCAGGGAGTTCATACCGAAGAGTTGAGCCAGAAGACCGCTCGCATTGTTGGACGGGCCCGATGGCTTGCTACCACCGTTGTTGTCGGCCCAGCCACCGTATTCGTTTTCTTTATCAAGAGCCATGGAAGTTTTTCCTTTTACTATCTTCGAAGATTTGCTAGCGGTTATATCACATAAAGATAATCTTTACTGTGATTCATTGTAGTAATACAGGTTTGAAATATTCTTAGCCCAAGCAAATGCTATAGGTTTAGACACCAAAACTATATCACCAAATTTCCAAACTGCGTGGGGGTCCCTCCTGGAGTTTCCTCCAGGAGTACTTTCCTATATAATGGAAACACACTGAGATTATACCTACATGCAAACTCTAACGTTTCCGACTGCAGGTAGTTACATTTACCCAATGAAGCATTACCCTGGGATGAACAACCTGCGCAGGGTTACTACTTTCAATGAGCGTGCGTTCCGTGGTTACGTTGATCAGAACCCGTTCAACCTGGAGAACCAACACTTGTTGGTGGGGATCCTCCAGCAGCTGGCAATCGATCCTGAGTGGGATCTAGACTACGTTGTCAGCTATACGCGGTTCCGTTCTAATAGCTTAGCAACCGTGTTTAAAATTAATTCCATCAGTGGTGTAGGCGAACCTATAAAGGACGGCCTGTACCGTGAGGGTACCACTGAGCTGTGGGGTTTACTGGAACACGATAAGGTTTATCCGCAGACTATCCGTTTGGAAGACCTGCGACCTGTCGTTCCAGTTTACACCAATATACTGAAACGTGGGTATAAACTTACTGTTGAGCGATCACTCAATCCCACCCATCGTGGTTTTGATATGGCCATCATTGGTTTGAACCTGGTAGAGCTAGCCATTGGCTGGTGGCTATACATGCGGGAGGACCGTGATCGTGACACGGGGATCCATGCGTACCTGTGTAAGTATCCTCTTTATTACGCGCAACTGATGCACAACCAGGGGTTAACGGTAAACTATCTGTACGAGTTCTTTGTCCGTGGGGTTCCTTTAAAGGACTTGTGGGAGATGGAGCAAGTCAAGTTTACTACGCTGGGTGAGGAGAAGCTATATAAAGAGTATTTCAGTTTCCGAGTGGATTTCCTGACTAGCCGTAAGCTGGTGGATATCGGTCATCTGGTAGCCAGTGTGGATAACATATACCATCCGAATTACTTCAACTATGAGGACGGTGGACGCAATAAGTTGTTATCCCAAACCCGCTGGTTATGGGAACCTAACTCGATCAGGTGGTACAGTATTTACTTTGCCATCTGTAACGCTCTAGGGCATCCTGTGGGCGACGTTAAGACTCGATTGAAGCGTACCCTACCGATTGTGCACGAAGGCTTCAATAAGTGCCCTTCCACCTTATGTAGGGAAAGTTTCAAAAGGGAATCCTTGGAACTGCACCGCTTAATACTAAAAAACAAATAAAAAGTTGTTTAATATAACCTACCCTAGCCCTTGACGGGGCTAGGGTAGGTTATACCAATTATTCATGCTGCTACCTTCACAACAGTGCTCAGAGCATTGATCTTTGCAGTCAACTTGTTCATCTCTTTGCACAGCAGTCGGTACTCTTTATCCAAGCATACACCTGGACCTTCTTCCCGGAACCAAGCACTACGTTTAGCATTCAGTGCTTCGCGTTCTTTGATCAGGTTAGCAACAGTGTTTACTTCAAAGTCGAAAATGGACATGGTAAAACTCCTAGGGTGTTAGTGTAGTGAACCAAATGGTTTACTGACCTTATACACCCTAGTTATATAGACCCAAGACTCCCTAGAAGTTAAACCCTAGTAAGTTCCATCCGACCGGGCTGAACGCTTGTCTTCGAGCATGGCCCAATAACGTTCTGGAGTTACCACAATAGAGGCGTCAAATTTACCGTTTGTGAGTTTGAAGAACTCTTCAATATCTTCTTCTCTCTTGAAGTAAAGATGGTTATCATGGTCGTACATATAGTACTCCACATGGGTCTCCTTAGTTACTTCAAAGCCAAATTCAAGTCTTTCCAAGGAAGGATCTTTAAAGTACGTATTGAGCTCGTCTTCATAGTTGAAGGCGCCTTCAGCAGCGAACTCTAGTCCAGACCCCTTATGTTTGTAGTACGCCAGCGATGGATCAATGTTCATCGGACACCAGTCGTGTAGCTTTGCTGTTAAGGAAGTACAATCCGAGCGACTC